GTCGTGAGGACGCCTCCTTGGACGCTCGACAGGGACAAGATCGCTGAACTGTTGCCAGAATGGAAAGTGTTCGGCGAGGGCCACATCGTCGCACGCTCACCGGACGGCATCACCACCGCGCGGTTCCAGCACGAGACCATCACGTTCGGCAAGGGACGCGGGGCCAACACCGTTCACGAGTGGACGTGCCGTGTCGATGGCCAGGGCGGATTCAAGGGCCTCGGTGACCAGAACCCACCGGCCTACGAACTGCTGTGTAGGCACGCCAGGAACGCGTGGGAGTGGAAGCTGGAGAGGCGAGCACGCAGGGAGCGCGAGGCAGAGGAGCGGGCCATGCACGCCGCCGAGGTGGTGGCCGGGATGCTGGACGCGTGCGGGTTCGATCGATGCAGACCGACTGGAAGCGAAGCCAGAGCGTGGAGAGTCGAGGCGTGGGACAGGATCGTCGGCATCGTGTCCGCCCGATCCCGTGGGGCAGCCAAGGCCGTCATGAAAGCTGGAGCTGAGGACGCCAACTACAACTGCACGTGGTCCGAGCTCCACGCTGTCCGTGCTCCCGAGTACGACCCGTGGGCCGCGGACGCCAGTAACTACGGCCGCAACCTCGTGCCAGAGACGGTCGAGGCGTGGATGGAAGATCGTGGCTTTACCCCCGCCGAGTAGTGGGGTAGGATTACGGAGCTTGTGCTGGGAGCCTCCGCAACGCGGACCAGACAAGACAGGAGACGCGATGACTCACCAAGCAATGCGTTCAAGCCACAACTCACGCCGTCAGGCGCGCGTCTCCGTGGCTATGATCGCAGCCGGCTCACGGGGTGGCTCCCCCGTGGCCGGCGCTTGGTTGGTGAGATGAAAGCAGTAGATCACAGGGTCACGGATCGTAGAGTCGACTTATTTCTTCGTCATGCCGAGAGGTGTGATGATGGATGTTGGCGTTGGCGTGGCGCGTCTTCATCTGGATACGGAGTTTTCTACTGCCCAGAGATAGAGGAAATAGGGAGGGTTGGGAGGGCTCATAGGTTCTCATATCTTGCATTTAACGGGCCGTTGTCAGCGGGACTATTTGTTTGCCATAAATGCGACAACACGTTGTGTGTAAATCCAGATCACCTGTTTCTGGGAACTAATGACGAAAATCAATTTGACGCATATATAAAAGGGCGTGGTGGTATTTTAAAAGGCGACAGGCACATGAACGCGAAGCTGACCTCTGATGAGGTTCTCGTTATACGTGAGCTATACAGATCTGGAGACGCCACATTCAAGGCCCTTGCAAACGGATTTAATATATCAAAACCAACGCTTGCTTGCGTATTAAGCGGCGAAACATGGGCGCATATCGACGGGAATGATGGGGAAGACCTGAGGAAGTCGGTCTGATGCCCCGTATCCGCTCCATCAAGCCGGAGTTCTGGGAGGACGAGAAGATGGGCCGCGTGTCTCGCGATGCACGCCTACTGTTCATCTGCACCTGGAATCTGGCCGACGACTTCGGCAGCCTGCGGGGCTCACCCCGGTTCCTCAGGCTCCAGGCGTTCCCCTACGATGACGACCTCGACGACGCCGACGTGGCCCGCATGGTCAACCAGCTGAGCCGCCAAGGCGCGGTAGTGATCTACGAGGTTCGCGGCGAGCTCTACCTGCACATCGTCAACTTCGAGCGCCACCAGAATCAGGCAAGGACCCGAAAGGTGTCGAAATTCCCTGACCTTTCCGACAGTGAGTCCCGTGTTATCAAGCAGTTACAGGGGTTTGACACGAACAAAACTGGAGAAAACTTTACTATCCCCGATCCCATCCCCTGCCCCGGTCCCGATCCCTTCCCCGATCCCCAAGACCCCCCCTCTCCTACGGAGAGTCATACCCCCACGGAAGAGGGCCAGCTTGCGCTGGCGACGTGTGATCCCGGCAGTGGGCCACGGGTGGAGTTGAAGGAGCTGGTGGACTACTACAACGAGATTGTGGGTAGGGCAGCCAGGCCGGTCGATAGCAAGCTGAAGCGGTTCAAGGCCATGCGCAATACCTTCTCCATGGAGGAGCTGAAGCGGGCCGTGCGTGGGGCGCTCATCCACCCATCTCTCAACCACCGGGACGGGTCTACCTACCACGACTGGGACAACGTGTTCCGCGACGACAACCGGGTGGAGTCGCTGATCGAGGCCATCACGAACCCCCCGAAGCGCCACCGAACACGCCCGTCCGAGATCCCACCCAACGAGCCCGTGAGGGAGTGGACCGAAGAGGAGCAGCGAGAATACCGGGAAGCCGATGAACGCGGCGAGGGCGCCGAGTACCTTGCACGAAGGAGAGGGAACTGATGACCACCACCAAGATCGCCTGGACCGACCACAGCTTGCAACCCGGCGTGTATGGCTGCAGCCCAGCCCCGAATCACCGGGGATGTGACAAATGTTACGCCGCCAAGATGGCCCGACGCCTCGCAGGAATGGGCCAGAAGGCCTACGAGGGCCTCACCACCACAGAGTTCGTTCGCCAGGACGACAACACCACGCGCGAGGTGGTGCAGTGGAACGGCACCGTGCGCGTGGACTTCACGCAGATGGACAAGGCGTTCGCCAAGCTGCCGAAGCGCAAGCCGTGCAGGGTCTTCTGCACGAGCATGGGCGACGTCATGAACCCCAAGGTCCCGTACCTGATGGCGGAGGGCGTGCTGCGTAGGTTCGAGGCGCGGCCGCACCTAACTGGGCTGCTGCTCACCAAGCATCCGGGGCGCATGGCGACGTTCGCGGAGGGACGCAGTGGGTGGCCGAGCAACGTGATGGCGGGGTGCTCCATCAGCGACCAAGCCACGGCCGACCGACTGCTCCCCGACCTGCTGCGGGTGAAGGGTGCGCGGCTGTTCGTGAGTTACGAGCCTGCCATCGGCCCCGTGGACTTCGGCCTCGAAACCACGGCTGTTCGCGCTGTCGCCTGTGAGTGTGGTGACGGGTGGGGCGACCGCATCGAAGGCGAGTACTGCCCCATCTGTGGCGGCACGGGCACGACGTGGAGAAGCGGTATCGGCTGGATCATCTGCGGACCCGAGACAGCCGCAGGACGCCGCCCGATGGATCCGGCGTGGGCCGAGTCCGCAGCCGAGCAGTGCCGAGACGCTGGCGTGCCATTCTTCCTCAAAGCGATCTTCGTGGACGGCGAGAAGGTGGACGACCCCGCGGACCCGAGGTGGCCCTCGTGGGCCGTCCAGCAGTTCCCCGGGGGACTCGCCGGACCAGCCACGCCTCCCCCGCAACCGACGCAGACGAGCCTGGGGGTGGGGTGATGGAACGAAACCACAAGGAGGTACCGATGAGAATCGAGATCACCAAGACCGACCACAAGGAACTGAACCTCCACGGCGACGGCGACCACCTCGCCGAGATGCGCGCCATGCGCTCCGTTGGCTGGCGGGTGGAGTCCATCGACGACGTGGGCGTGATGGCCTTCTGTGAGTGCTGCGAGCGCCCCATCATGGAGACCGAGACGAACTACGGCCACGACTGCGACCTGTGCAAGGCGTGCGCCGACAGCGGCATGGACGGCGATGGCCGCGTGACCGAGACCGGCTACGTGATGCTGTGCCAGGGGTGCGGCTCCGATGTTCATATCCCTGTCGGCGCGATCATGCCGGCGGAGGTGCTGACATGCGCGGGGTGCCCGGGAGGTCGTGACGATGCCTGACCCCGAAGACCGCACCGAGCAACTGGTGGTGATGGACAACACGAACGCGGACTACAGGAGCCCGACGGCTGAGGACATAGCCCAGTGGCTGCGAGAGAACTCGACAGAGGAGATCTGGCGCGAGGGACCGCCTCAGCAGCGCGGATACTGGTGGGTGAGGGACCGCGAGACCGGCGTCGTGTACGGCGTGATGGAGATGTACGAGGGCGCTGATGGACGCGACTGGCTGCATTGGCTCACTAGACCCCGCGACGACAAACCGAGCTGGTGGTCTGAACTCGAGATCGCTGAAGCTGTGCCGCCTGGATACAACAACCGAACCCCGGGCCACGAGCCCGACACCGAGGAGACACCGTGACCGAACGAAACCGAGACCAGGTACTGGGCACCGAGATCCGCAAGCTGCCCGTGAAGCTCACCGACGAGGAGTTGCGGACCAAGTCCGTGGAGCTCGCCAACTTCCCGTCGCAGCTGGCCGACGCCGAGGAGGAACTCAAGGCGGCGAAGACCGACTACAACGCGGAGAAGGCCAACATCGAATCCCGCATTGCGTCCATCCGCGCCGACCAGGTGAAGGCCAGCCGGGTGGTCAGGACAGGCGAGGAGCGTCGCGAGATCGACGTGGAGAAGATCGGCGACTACCAGACCGGGGTCGTGCGGTTCGAGCGCGTGGATAGCCGTGAGGTGGTGCAGAGCCGCCCCATGCACGACAACGAGAAGCAGCGGGAGCTGGCACTGCAGGGAGACGATGATGACGAGGGCGACGACAGCGACCGCCCAGCCATCGACGAAGACAGCGTGGACGGCGAGACCCCCGAGGTGCTGGCGCAGACCATCGACCACGGCGCGGTAGAGACGCCCGTCGAGGACCTCCCGGCGCTGGCGCAGCTGGTCATCGCCTCCAAGTACAGCGATGCCCGGACCGCGGTGCTGGCGTGTGGCGACCCCGCGCTGCTGGGTGAGGTGCTCGCGGCAGAGGAGGGCATGCGCAAGAAGGGGCCGCGCACGAAGCTAGTGGGCATCATCAAGCGGCGCATCAACGAGTTGCGCCTCAACCCGCCCGTGCCCGTCAGTGCCGACGACCTCAGCGGCGAGGTGGTGGAGGGTGCGGACCTGGGTGGCGGGGTGCGGGAGACGGTGCCGAAGGAGTTGGCCGACAACCCCGCGGACACCACCCGCGACGGCGGACTGTTCGCAGAATGAGGCCGATTCGCTTCGAGGTCCCTGGGGATCCCCGCGGCAAGGGGTCCGTGCGCGCCACCATCATCGGCAAGAAGACAACGAACCCGATGGCGAGGACGTTCACGGATCCCGAGACCCGCAGCTACATGGCGACGATCCAGCAGCACGCCCAGGCCGCCATGGATGACAGGGGGCTGGCCCCGCTCAAGGGCCCCGTGGTGCTGGGCATCCGTGCGTACCGGCGCAAGGGACGGCCGGGTACAGGGGTGGGCGACCAGGCCGCGGAGATGGACGCGCTCCGCCCGACAAGCGTGGCCGATGCAGACAACTACGCAAAAGCAGTCGGCGACGGGCTCAACGGCGTGTGCTTCCTGGATGATGCCCAGGTGGTCCGCCTCGTCGTGGAGAAGCGCTTCTCGGAGCGCCCGCGGATGGAGGTGGCCGTGATGCCATGGAGGCCCGCAGAATCGATCCTCGTGCGCCTGAGGGGCATGGGTGGCCGGTTCGTCAAGTGGGTGGATCGGAACTGGGGAAGCGGGTAGGATGACTTTCAGCGGCACCATTACATCGCCGCAGGGGAACCACCCCACAGAAGATACGGCGCCTTCCCCCTCCGCGCCGAATCCGCCTCCCCGGGAGTAATGGCCTGGGGAGGCACTTTGGAGGTGTGATGGGATTCCAGGGAGCCCTTTTCAGTTCCGAGGAGAGCTGCTGGCAGACGCCGGACTGGCTTTTCCAGCAGCTTGACGACGAGTTCCACTTCGTTCTCGACGCAGCCGCAGTCGCCCAGGACGCGAAGTGCGCCGTATACGTGGGCCCCGACAACCCGGTCCATGACCAACGAGACGCTAGGTTCCACGAGTGGCCGGGGCATGGCCCAGCGTTCCAGAACCCCCCGTATGGCCGGGGCGTTGGTGAGTTCGTTCGAGCGTGCTGCAGGGAGGGAGTGCGCCGGGTGGTAGTCGCACTGATCTTGGCTCGCACGGACACCGCGTGGTGGCACAACTACGTGATGGACATCGCCGCTGAGGCTCGCCTCATACGAGGCCGCGTGAGGTTCATTGACCCCGAGACCGGGGAGGAGCGGGACGCATGCCCAGCGCCGTCTGTGGTGGTGGTGTGGAGACCTGAGCACTCTGGGCCCACTGTTGTATCGAGCATGGAGCAAAGGAGATGACCGACCCCCGCGACTACGACCCCCGCAAGCGCGATGCCGCGTTGCCCGAGGACAGCCGCCACAGGTACGAGCGGCATCCCAACCACCGCGAACGAAAGCTGGCCAGGGGGATGTGCTCGGAGCCAAGGTGCAGCACGTGCGACAACACAGGCATGCCCCTCGACGGGGTGAACGGTAGCCAAGCCGCCCATCTCAGGGGCTGCCCGGACTGCGGGAGACCAGCAATCACAGTGCCGAGGAGGAGGAAGCGGTGATGGAGGTTGAGGAGGTCTATGAGAAGTGGCGAGAGACCATCCCCCAGGGGCTCGTCATGCCCGATGGTGTCGGCGACACCGTGGACGACTTCTCAGTATCCAAAGCCTCGGACTGGGACTCTGATCGAGATACCTAGGATCCAGATCGGGGATCTCCGCGTGCGGGCGCAAGGGAAGCGGGCTGTCACGATTCCGCGGGCCTGTCAAGTCGGAAAAGGTATTTGACTAGTTCGGGGGAAGGAGTAGGCTAGGGATCGGCGAGACGCATACCGCTTGCCGCTAGGTCAAACGCGTTAGGAGGCCACGTTGCCGAACCTGGAGTACCGAGGAAACCCAGGCATGATGCGCCCCAAGTGCGGCGCCAAGCTCCGTCAGGTTCGCAACCGCACATGCCTTCGCCCAGTGATGTGGGATGCCGAGGACGAGGCCCCCGTTGGCCACGGTCGGTGCAAGTTCCACAGCGGCGGATCTGGCCACCCTGCCCAGGAGGCCACGAAGACCCAGCGAGGCCGCATCCTCAACCTCGTCATCCTGATGCGAAAGCGGTTCTCCGAGAAGCACAGCGAGCGAGCCAAGGCGATGGTGTGGACCTACGAGGGCAAGTCGATCCCCGAGGTGTGCCGGCGCTCCGACTGCACCCCCGAGGAACTGGCCCGCTGGCAGCGCAGCCCCATGTGGAAGCGCATCGCCAAGGAACGGCGTGAGCGGTGGGACCTGGCCAACGCCGAAGCGAAAAAGGCGCCCCCGAAGCTGACGACGAAGAAGCGGGCCAAGGCAACGGTGAAGGGGCTCAAGGGGGTGCTCAAGTGATTCACGACACCCCGTGCCCCGTGTGCTCCCAGATCTCCACGCTGCTGGATGTGATGGACGCCCGCATCGACGGGCTCGAGGACGGCGGGCCTGAGCAGCACTCACGAGCCGACGAGCTTCGACGATGGCGGGATCGCATCAAGCAGCAGCTCGACCGAGGCAAGACCCCGAAGCCCGACGAGCAGACCACGCAGATGGTGGACGACTGGCCGCGCAAGCTCGAGGAACGAAAGCGGGCCATCCACAGCGGCGAGCTCACCCCCGACAATGCCTACCCCTGCGGCGGCGGAACCTGGTGATCCAGGCGCCTTGATAACTTGCGCCACTTACGGTAGCGTAAGCCCCCGTGAAGCCCCTCAGACAAGTGATACTCACCAGCGGCGAGGTCGTGACCCGGACGCTTCGTGGAGCTCGGAACGTCTTCGGCCCCCGCGAGGTGCTCCAGGTTCGTGAGCGAGGCTTCCGCAACCACGGCTGCCAACGGTACGAGAAGTGTCTATCACTGGCAGCGGACCACGAGGGCGACTGCTTCGACTTCTGGACGTGCCGCGGATGCTGGAGAGCCAGCGGACTGTGGACGCCCTACGCGTTCCGCGACAACCTGCTCAAGCGCGGAGACATACGCACCCCGCCGTCCAAGGCCCCGCGCAGCACGTGCTCCCGTCACGGCGCGCCCTACGACCGTCCCAGGGGCCGGCGCTGCCCAGCGTGCCGTGAGGAGTTCGGCCAGGCTGCGGCCAGGCGCCACGCCACCACCCGCGCCCAGGCACCGATGTGCAAGGAGTGCGACGAGGCACCAGCGAAGATCCACGGGCTGTGCCAGACGTGCTACCACCGGGAGCACAAGCATCGGCGTGTGAGGGGCTACGGGTTCGCCAGCCCCTTCGTCTGCGCGGGCTGTGATGGTCGGGGCAAGCTCCCCCAGCACGGGCTGTGCGAGGCGTGCTACGAGGAGATTGAGCGGCGCTACCAAGCCGAGAAGGCAGTACGCAAGAGCGAGGGGCATAGACGGGCGTGGGCTCGAATCAAGGAGGAAGGCCATGTCAGCGCTTGAGCTGCCGAAGTGGGGGACGTGTGGGGATTGCCGGTGGTACTCGAAGAACTGCCTCGGGCTCCCTTCGTGCTCCAGGTTTCCGGGCGTTCCATCGGATGAGGCCGAGGGCCGGGCGCTGCATCACAACGCCACATGCGGCGAGTGGGAGCCGCCCGAGGGCAAGGTGTGCGGGAACTGTGGCCTTTGGGGGGAGATCAGCGGGTTGATGGATCCGGGTGACAGATCCAGGAATGGGTGCACTCTCAATGGGTACGCAACAACCGCTTCACTTCAGACGTGCCCCAACTGGCGCTGGAGAGGCCCCGACGATGCCACCGCGTGAGCGATTCACCGAGCGCCTGAACGTCAAGCTGAGCCCAGCCCAGAAGGCGTACCTGCGGCGTCAGGCCCGCAAGAAGCGGTCGGTCGGCGCGGTGATTCGGGACATGATTAACGAGGCCCGCGGGGTGCCTGCGGTGAGTGGGGGTGCGGGGTGAGCAAGGTCTACGAGTTCAGCAACGAGACAGTGAAGTTCGATGACGTGACGCCAGTGGGCTACATGATGGCGTCCAGCGTCAGCCGAATCGAACCGGGCCATCCGGTGATGGTCGTGATCGACGACTGCGATCGCGCGTGGGCGCTTGGTGTCGATGAGGTGGAGACCGTGATGGAGTTCCCCGCTGGTGCGGAGTCTCTACAGGAATACGGCTTCTGCCTTGGTCGCCTGGATCGGAAGGACGATGTCTGAGATCGCATGGGTTGGTCCGATGCACGCCCTCCCTGAACTACCGCCTGAGCCGATCATGGCGTACCACCAACGGATGCTTGACGAGAATAGCGGACGCAGAATCGCGGTGATCAGTGACCACGTCTGCCTCCTCGACGACGGCACCGTGTGCGAGTTCCGGGGGGTGGCGCATCTGCCATCCCCTGTCTCGTGCGTCATCGGGTTCGCCCATGCTCGGCCCCACCATCGCCACAGCCGACCAGCTAGGCGGCGAGGCGTGGCTGGAGTGGCTGCGTGGGGAGGGGTTGCTGTGACCGCGCCCGTCATCGTCGTCATCGCATCCGTTGCTGCCTCGCTTGTGGGGTACGTGATGGGCCGTATTCGGGGTCACGCGGTTGGCTACCAACGCGGGCGCCGCGAGGTGCTGGAGTCGATGGCATGGAACACCGCACCAGATACGCTGGATGAGCGGCTGCGCGCCTTCGACGATGCGATGGAGAAACAGTGATCAGCTTCACCCACGGCGCCGTCGTCAATCCGTGTTCGCCCGCAGATGGCGACGGTGCTGTGTGGAGGTTCAAGTGATTCCAACACCAGAGAGCCAAGGCATGGCGTTCCTCGTGTGGTCCTGGTACGACGCCCCAGACGAACTCAAGGCGCTGTCTCGGCACGGCGGCGATGAGGACTGGATCGGGCTGTGCCCGCTTGGCGAGGAGATGCCGATGTGGATGGAGTGCCCGAACTTCGGCTGTTGCGATGTAAGCGAGCACAGGCTGGACGACGGCCGCGTCGTGGCGATTGGGGCCCACGCATGATTCGACACCTACCTGAGAAGATGACGCCGGCCCTCGGCGTCCAGTTCCGTGACCTGACAAACCCCGGCGCCAACGCGCCGACCAAGGAGCAACCATGACCGTGGAGAAGGTAAGCCTGTACAACCGCAACGGGCAGTTCGTGATGGGCGAAGGCGCCACCCGCGAGGAGGCCAAGGCCAGCGCCAAGGAGCAGTTCCACGCCCTACTCGGCAAGGAGGCTGAGGTGGTGCGCGAGACCTACGAGGTGGACGACAAGAGCCAGGCCCCTGGCCTCAGCTTCAAGGGCCGCCTGTCCCACGCTCTCCAGGCCCTGCGCGTCGAGCGCAAGATCACCCAGGCCCAGGCCGTCGAGAAGTTCCCCGCCTCGTTGAAGGTGGACCAGGGCGCGCTGTCGAGGATGGAGAACGGCAAGCAGGCGTTCTCGTCGTTCCTGGTGGACCACCTGCTGAAGGCCTACAGCGTCGAGCCCATCGAGCTGCTGGGGAGGATGAGCAAGTGACTGAACCCGATATGCCAGCCGATGCCGGGATGCTCAAGACCGCGGACGCCGTGAGCGAGGCCGTGGCGAACAAACGCGAAGGGCTGCTGCGCCGCATGCTCCAGAAGCTCAGCGGTAGTCGCTGCCGAACCTGCGACTGCTACATGCCCCAGGCCGAGGGCGACAACCCGCTGGTGGGCCTGTGCCGCCTGCATCCCCCTATCGCGGTGACGAACTCAACCCCCGTCTACGACAAGGAGCCCGACGAGGGGGGCGTGGTGAAGGGCATGCAGCAGGAGACCCGCTGGATGTTCCCCCAGACCGGCGCCATGGACCGCTGCTCGTGGTGGACGAGGTTCCGCCCGCTCTACGGGATCCTCGGCGAACGCGCCCCTCACGTGCCGTGGTGGGGCTACGCCATCGCGGGCGCCATGCTGGCGCTGGGAGGACTCCATGTCTTCGGATGATACCCAGGGCGCCGAGGGCGGCCCGAAGCTCGTGGAGGAGACCCAGGAGCCCACAGCCACCCAAACAGAGGACCGGCCGGCTACCCCAGAGGAGCAGCTCGCGGTGCTCACGCAGTTGGTGACCGAGCAGAGCGGGAGGCTCGGCATGCTCGAGCGAACCGTGCTCATGATGCGCCGAGCTCTCCAGGACTGCGTGGCCGACATCGAGACCAACCGCCACAGGCTGGGCGTGCTCGTCGAGAACTGGGATGGCTCAGACCGCGACACCCTCAACATGATCGCCCTCATCGACCAGGAGGTGGAGCGAGAGGCCCACCTGCGAGCGATGCCGATGTTCGCCTTCATCGAGAACCCGATGAACGGTCTGCTGGCTGTGAGTGCGGCCATCGAGGAGGGCGACGAGGACAAGCCCCACCGCATGCACTTCCTGTCCATGGACGGCCCCTACATGGTGCTGCGCGGCAAGTACGCCGAGGGGGCGGACCCGCAGGAGTGCATGGACAACGCCCGCAAGATGCTGGGTGAGGTGGGGGTGGCTATCGATGAGGCGATGAAGCAGGCGCAGGAGGATGGCGAGTGAGCGTTGATGGCCTGATATGCGACCCGTGCTTGCGAGAGGCCCCACCGCTGGCAGCCGCTGCGTGCGGGCAGTGCGAGCACAACCCCAGCAACCAAGGCGCAGCCGGCCTCAGGTACGCCCTGCAAGTGGAAATCGGCATGACGGCGCGACCGACGCTGAGCACTGTCCAGGAGTGCTTGCGTCGAATCAACAGCACGGCGCCAGCCCAGTCTCGATACAGGGGCCAACTTGTGCGTGATGCGCTGGACAATATCTCCAAGATAGCAGCGCTGGCCGAGGCAGTGAGGATGGAGGACGAGTGATGTACGACGAACCGAAGAACGAAGAGTGGATCACCCGCAAGGCGGCGACGGACAAGATCCGGGAGGGCGGCGAGAGGGTATACGAGGAGACGCTCCAGAGGGCCGACAGGGTCGGCTTCGTTGCCAGGATTCGAGAGTACCCAGAGGCCGTCGCCAGGCGCGAGCAGTACGCCCACGTCTACAACCGCACCATCGCCAACCTCAACGGGTTCCTCGCGCGCTTCCCCGAAGTCGTGGCCGAGGGCATCGTCGCCGAGATGAGGCTGTCCATGTTCAGCCGGGCCGTGGGCAACATCCGCGCCGCGTGCGAGGTGCTGGGCTCCAAGCCCGGCGAGGACTTCTACCAGATGGCGTGCAGGGTCCAGCAGGAGCGGCTGGGACTGTACGCCGAGATACGACGGATGAAGGAGGAAGCGTGATGGGACTTTGGGAATGGATCGTCGTGGTGCTGGTGGCCGCGGTCGCGTGCTTCGTGGTGTTCATCGTGGCACCGCTTGGCCTCTACTGGATCGTCATGCGGGCCGTCTTCGGCAAGGACCCGCTTCGGATGTTCCGTGAGCGTAACGACGACAGAGACAAGCGGGCGAGAGAGATGATGGAGCGGGCACGGAAGCGACACCATGACGAGGCGAAGGCGGACTGGAATCCGAGAGGGGGAAATATGGAAGGGGGCGATCTATGACCGACCAAGTAGCCCAGCGCATCGCCGAGCAGATGGCCCAGCAGAGCCAGGAGAACGCGGTATTGGTCCAAGCGCTCAAGGCTGCGAGGCTGCGGGAGCGCTGCGGGATGCTTGCGTCTGACCACCTGAGGTACGACGCGGGCGACTTCGTTCCGTCGCTGCCGGAGTTCGAGAAAGCCAAGGAGTACATCTGTAGGAAGTACAGCGCCGATGAGGCAGCACAAAGGCGCACCGTTGACATGCGAGTCACTGACCATCTCATCGCCCCGGACATCTACATCGGTGGGCTCTGGCCGGAAGGGGAGAGCATTCCGATTGCTCAAGGGGACTTGCTCGAGGTGGATGCGTTCAGCCGAGAGGGTGATTCGTTTGAGATAACCCTTCGGGTTGTGGGGGAAGCGTGATCCCGAACGACGGTGACGTTCTTGAGCTACTACGCGATCTCGAATGGTCGTATCGGCACGACCAGGAGGGTCCTTGGGTCGAGGGAGGCCCAACCTATGACACGTTTTGTCTCTGCCCCATCTGCCACGGAGAGAAGCCAACCCATGCGGACGGATGCAGGCTTGAGAAGAAAATCCAGCAGATCGACAGGTGTATGAAATGACCGACCAAGTAGCCCAGCGCATCGCCGAGCAGATGGCCCAGCAGAGCCAGGAGAACGCGTTCCGCAACATGCTGGACAGGTTCCTACCGCAGCACCCGATGGTGCAGGAGTTGCGCATTCGGGTCTACGCAGCCGAGCAGGATGTTGAGTTCCAGGTGGCGCTACTCCAGCACATGATCCCCCGGCTGCCCGACGACCTGGCGAAGGAGATGGCGGGCAAGGTGTTGGATCTCGGCGAGGAGTTCACCGAGCGCATGCGCGTCGAGGCCCTGCCCCGCCACCCGCTTCTGATGCACGGCGGCAACCCAGCCCTCACGCCATTCGGTGAGCCGCTGGTGGGCGCTGTCGCGGAAGAGGGCGACATCGGGTGCAAGGCCACGATCATCACGGCCGGCGAGCTCGGCTTCAGCGCCCTGGACGGGCTCACGTTCACGGGCAAGGACAAGGCCGACGTGATCAAGCAGTGCTCGGACGCCCTCGATGGGCTGCTGGAGTCGGTGAACGCGGGCAACGAGAAGGAAGAAAAGGGAGTGATCATCCAGTGACCACCAAGCTACAGACCGCACCCGAGATCATCGCGTACCTGGACAAGCACCCCGACATCGCGTGGGACGTGCAGGCCCACAACTTCAAGATCACGAGGCCACACAAGCGGAAGCTCGCAACCATCTACGACACTCGGCACGGGCTCCCTGTCGCCTCTGCGGCAATGAGAGAAGGCAGGTGGGGCGTTCAGACTGCGCACGCGATTGGCACGCAGTCTTGGCATGAAACTCGTGAGGAAGCCGAGGACGTGGCGGAGGCGTACCTGATCGGCAAGGGGTACAAGATCGCCCCTGAGGGGAAGGTATGAGCGCCGCGGAGTGGAAACCGGGGCCACCGACTGAGCCTGGGCTGTGGTGGGTTGAGACCTTTGTTTGTGACGTGTGGCTGCTTCGATGGACTGCTGCCGGTGTGAAGCATTGGGTATGGCCGGAGATCCAGGCGGCCGGAGAATCACAGATCCAGGGGTGCGGATTACATGCCCCTGTGGAGCCCCCATCATGACCACCGCACCCGACCGCGAACGCATGAACTCCATGGCGATCACCATCGCCAGCTTCGGCCCGCTGTGGGCTTCACAGGGCGCCATCAACCTCGCCGAGATCGCCAAGTGGCCCACGGTCGCCAAGCTCAAGGACGTGTTCAAGGACAAGCCCGCGGTCATCATCGCCCCGGGCCCGTCGCTGTCCAAGAACCTCGAGTTGCTGCGTGACCTCAAGGGCCGAGCGGTGCTCATCGCCTTCAGCCGGTGCCTGGAGATCCTCAGGCCCGCGGGCATCGTGCCCGACCTGGTGGTGGTGCTCGACCCGCTGGATCTGCTGTTCCACTTCGAGGGCTACCCCGTCGAGGAGCTGGAGGGCATCGTCATCGGCATGACGTGCAACCGCAACCTGTTCCGGCTGCCGGTCAAGCGCGTGTTCACCTTCAGCGGCAACGCCACCGTGGAGTCCTGGCTGTACGAGGCCCTGGACGGCTTCGACACCTTCCTCGATACGAGCTGCTCCGTGGCCACCACGACCACGAGCCTGGCCGTCAAGATGGGCTGCGACCCCATCATCTACGTGGGCCAGGACTTGAGCTTCTCGGGCAACCGCTACTACGACAAGGGCAGCAGGGACGGCGGAGCAAGGCTGGAGGCGTTCCCCCAGCCCGATGCCCACCAGTTGGCCCTGGAGGCAGCAGCAGCAGCCACCCTGGAGTTGCTCGAGTCTGCGGGCTCACCTCACGCCGCGATGGGTCGCCAGAAGATGACGGCCGAGCGCGACCTGCGAGAGCAGGGCGTCCAGGTGACCGGCTTCTCCGAGGACAGCAAGAAGGTCGAGGCCAGTGGGCGCGCGGTGCTCTCGCGCATCGGTCGCGTGGTCAAGGTGCCCGGCTACTACGGTGGCAAGGTGAAGTGTACGCCCTCATTCTCGTGGGTCGGTGAGTGGCTGGAGAAGCGCATCGCCGATCACAAGAAGGGGCGGTTCATCAACGCCACCGAGGGAGGCCGCAAGATCGAGGGCTGCATCCACGCCCCCCTGGCCACGGTCATCGACGGCGGCGAGGTGAGGCTGGGGACGAAGCTGCTGGCCGAGCTCGAACCCCTGGCCAACGAGCGCCTCGATGTACCTGGCACGCTCCAGGGCATCGTGGACAGCATCGACGTGAAGGCACAGCGCAAGGCCCTGATGAAGATGGCCAAGCGCAACAAGCGCTCTCTGGTGCGCGCCCACGCCTACGCGTCGAAGCTGCTGCCACTCACCTACGAGACGCTGGAGGATGCCTTCGGGCGCAGGGCTCGGCGCCTCCACGCCAAGATGCAGCGGGAGCTGGAGGGGGCTTCGATGTTCGCTAGCGTGGCCCAGCAAGCCGAGTACGACGCCATCTTCCAAGCGGCCAAGAAGGCGGCGACCGTGAACGACGTGAGCGACTGCGTGGAGGGCCTATGCCAGGCCACGCAGCGGGCAGCGGAGATCGGCGTGCTATCGTTGGACAGGGGGATATGGGAGATGGAGCATGGCAGCCCGTGACGATCCCAACGAGGTCTTCGGTGGTCTGAGCGCCGACCAGTTCGAGGCGGCATCCATGATCGCCCACGGCTCCACCTTCAAGTCCGTCCGCGAGCGCTTCGGCATCGGCGACACCCGGCTGCGGCAGTGGCGCGCGCTCCCCCAGTTCCAAGCCCTGATGACCGATGCCCAGGGCGAGATGAAGGAGATGCTCGCAGGGCGCCTCTACGTGTACGCCGTGGAGTGCCTCAACATCGCCGTGGGGATCGCCAGGGACGAGACCGTCCAGCCCCACACTCGCGCAGCCACATCCGTAGCCCTGGCCAAGATTGGTATCCAGCAGCTCCCCGCTGAGCAGGCCACCCGCATCCACATCACCTTCGGCGAGGACGACCCGCCTCCTCCGCCGCGTGAACTACCGCCGCCCCCCATCATCGACGCCCGCACGGACGACGACGAGTGACGCACAGCACCATCAGCCCCCGCAGGATGTACACCAGAGCCGGCAAATTCGTGCAGCCGAACCCGGTTCAGGACTGGGCTCTGACTGCATTCAGGTCGCCGAGTGTGCGCGACCTCCTCCTGGTGGGGGGCCTCGGTGGAGCGAAAACATCGACGGCAAACCAAGGGCTGTGCGAGGTCATGGCCTATAACGCGTGGGTCACGGGGGGCCAGCCGCTCCACTACTTCATCGTGGCGTCCAGCTTCACCCAGCTCCACAGAGTGACCCTGGACACGTTCCGCGGCGTGTGGAACGCGATGTGCGGAATCACTGGAAGCACCGAGGAGGCGTTCAGGTCCAACCCCACCGTGCTGCGAATCGACAAGCAACAGAACGTCTACCAGCTAGGGATCGGAGCCGAGATCCACCTTGGTACGGGAGAGAATTCAGCCAAGGCCCTTGAGGGCGGCGAGTACACGGCAGGCCTCTGTGATGAGCCGATGCTGTGCAAGGAGGAGACCCAGCCTCGAATGCGTGAGCGGCTGAGGGAGAATGTGGATGGAACGATTCGGGGGCTGATCTCAGCTGGAACGCCTCGTGTCGGATGGAGCCTGGCATGGATGCACAACCGCTTCGGGCGCGGCCTTGACAACTACCAGGTAACACCGGACGGACGCCTCCGTGTGTCGATGCCAACGCGGCTCAACATCGCCAACCTTCGACCTGGATACATCGACGACCTCAAGCGGATGTACTCGCCTCGGATGATGGAGGCCATGCTCGAGGGCCGCTTCGTCATCATGAGCGGAGCGGTGTACTCGGACTGGGGAGCGGACTCCATCGTGGACGAGCCGCACGACCCCAAGAAGCCGATCATCGTCGCATGGGACCCGGGGTTCCGGCACTCGGCGCAGGTCTGCCACCAGCCAACCAACGCGCGCTTCAACGGCACCCCCGTGGTCGGCGAAAAGGGGTGGGTCATCTTCGACGAGGTGATCATGGCCGACACCAAGACGGCCGACCAGGCGCACGCCCTGGCCCGTCGGCCGTGGATGAAGGACCGCTCCCACATCACCATCGCGCACGACCCGGCCGGCGTAGCCAAGCAGAGCACCAGCGGCTCCTCGGACATGCTGGAGTTCGCCGAGGTGCTGGCCAAGTACGAGGTCGCCGTGGCCTTCAAGAGCAGCCGCAAGAAGGAGGACCACTCCATCGAGCAGCGGTGCGAGCGCCTCAGGGCCACCGTGATGGACGCGGAAGGCGTGCGGCGCCTGCTCATCAACGGGGACGTGGCGGCACGCGAGTACCGGCCTGGAGAGGACGGCAGCGCCACCATCGGCATCTATCGAGGGATGCTCGAGCAGCCGTTCAAGCGCGACACCAACATCCCCGACGACGGTGCGCAGTGGAAGCCGTGGACCCACGCCCCGGATGCCGAGGGGTACTTCGCTGTCTTCGTGAACCCCGTCCGCGAGCAGTTGGACATGTCGTGGCAGGAGGTCGCCAACGAGGGCCACATCGGGGGCGCCCTGGGCTCCGGGGTCGGGGGCATGCCCGACGAGAGCTGGAACGAGATGGAATTTTGAGGGGGCCTACGCGTATGGTCTAGGAGGAGGTGCCCATGCGAACCGCTCTCATCCTGTCCCTGCTGGCATTCATCGGCTGCACCCCAGCCACCACCGTCTGCACCAGCGTATGGCCCGACATGCCCGGTCTGGACGCATGTAGCGGACCAACACGAGACCTCCCGCGCGAGGGGGACTTCACCCTGACCCTCAAGACCGGGTGGTATCCAGGCGACGTGCAGCACGCCACGCAATGGACCCAGGGCCACAACCCGTTCACCACGGCCACCGATGGAAGCGACTACGAGCTATTGGACGGAAGCCCACCGCGCTCAGAGTCTTGCGGGCCGTTCAACGGACTGCACGCCACGGGCTCATTCTCCGAGGTGAGCGATGCCGATGCCGACGACCATCCGAGCTGCTGGAGGATGCAGGTGCTGCCGACCGAGCCCTACCCGGCGTGGGACAGCTACATGGACGGCTACGGGCCCAACGGGATGGGGCGGCACATGTGGCAGGAGTTGACGGTGGAACTGCTCTAGAACTGATCCCCTACGCCCCCCACGGGCCCGCCCCCCAACTCCTTCTCGATGTCCTTCAGCCCCTTCTCCACGGCCCACCTCAGGATCGCCGTTCTGGAGGGGCGACCGAACGCCGCCATCTCGTGCCCATCACGCTCCATACGCTGTGCGAGGCTGGAGGCGCGCACCGCCTGCTCGTGGTAGACCTTGGTCTGAGTCTCGTGGTCAACGTTGCTTCGGCGCATCGGCGTCCTCCTGGCCCCATAATAGCCACGTCCTCCCCGGGTGCCAAGCGGTAGCCTCGCGGGAATTCCATAGCGCAGGCTAACAAGCACCCTCCATGCTAGGTGGCGATGGTCGCCTCCAGTCGACAGATCAAACGCGTGCTCGTTCGTCGCCGCACATCGGCCCCAAAGACACACCCGCGTGGCGATCTGCTACCCGCTGCCGTGGATGTGCGAGACCTCCAGGACGCCTACCAGGCCGGCGTGGAAGACGGCCAGCCCAGGGGGTGGAGCGGGACCGCGGTCGCAGGCGGATACATCGAAGGCGTCGAGCCCAACACCGATCTACGGAACCGCGCATGGAGGGGCTACACCAACTCCCCCGGCATCGGCGAGCAGATGTACCTCACGGACGGGGCGGTGGCAGCCTCGGCCAACGAATGGATCGAGCGAGCCCAGAACGCCGACTGGCGCATCGACCCCGGCGACACCGACGACCCTGACGGCCAGATGCACGCGGAGTTCGCACGCCGCAACCTGTTCGAGCTGAGCGCCACCTCGTGGCTGTCCAACGCGCGCAACTTCGCCAAGGCCATCATGTGGGGCTGCGCGCTGGCCGAGACCATCTTCGCTCGAGACAGCAAGGACGAGGCCCCCACGTTCCAGAAGGTCGAGGGGCGGCGCCTGGCTCGGTGGGAAGAGACGGGGCAGTTCGACCGCGACCACTACATCCTCACCGACCTGGCTCCGAGGCTCCCCACGTCCATCGAGGAGTGGCGACAGGACACGGAGACGGGCTCATTCGACGGCATCGTCCAGACCAGCCCCCTCGACAACACCGCCCGCTCCGGCAGCTTCGGCGAGGTCTTCATCGGAGCGGAGCATCTGGTCCTCGTCACCTACGGCGGCGACGGCAACAACTGGGAGGGCTTCTCGCGCTTCCGTTCGGTCTACATCCCGTGGAAGGCGCGGCAGACCCTGCTCCGTATGGGCGTCATCGCGGCCGAGCGCTTCGGCGTGGGCGTGCCCATCGCCAAGCAGACGGAGGATGGCTGGGCTGACCGCGCAGGGGCCAAGGCGGCATGGGCCGAGGTGAAGCGCCAGGTGGCCCGCTACCGAGGCGGAGCCCAGGCGTGGATGGCGCTGCCATTCGGCGTGGACGTCGAGGTCCAGGAGCCGGCGCTACCCGCTGCCCAGCATGTGCTCGCTCTGTACAACCAGATGGCGATGGACATTCACATCGCGGGCGAGACTCAGCACCTCATCCAGGGCACCCAGCAGGTGGGCACCTACGGGCTACGAGAGGGTCAGTCCAGCGAGTTCAAGGCCACCATCAACCCGTTCCTGCGAGCCATCGCCCGCGCCGTCAACAAGTCCGTCATCAAGCCCCTCATCGACCTCAACTGGCTAGGCGTGAAGCGATACCCGGAACTCACGTTCGGGGACCAGCAGCACGGCTCGACCAAGGAGGATATGGAGGCCTACCAGATCGGCGTGACCAGCGGCGCAGTCACCCCGCAGATCGAGGATGAGGAGTTCTTCCGCAGTCGCTTCCAGTGGCCTGAGATGACCGAGGAGAGTGAGGAAGCCCGCACGAACGAGCCAGCCGCCGTAGAGCCTGAGCCCGTCATCGAGCCCCCCGAAGACGAGGAGCCCGAGGTGGTGGCCGGCGCTTGTGGCTGCGGGTGCTCCGAGATGTTCGGCACGGTCCCATTCGAGGACGAGCCCTCTGACGGCTCACCCGCCGCCGATGTTCGCCTGCTGGCCGAGTCCAAGTTCGACGCCAACACCAGCCGCATGTCGCGCGTGGAGGCCGTCGAGCGCACGAGCATCAGGCTGGCCGCACAGGTCCAGACGCTGGTGCTCACGCCGTACCTCAAGAAGATCGAGCCCGCGCTGGAATCCGGTGACGCAGCGGCCATCGCCAAGACGCCCATCCCCGGACGAGGCGCCCTGATCCGCACCCTGCGCAACGCCCTCGCCGACGTGGCTGTGATGGGACGCTCCGAGGTCAAGCGAGAGATCAAGCGCCAAGAGGACGACCCCGAGTTCCAGGTGGAGCTCGCCGCAGCCCTGGAAGCGTGGGCGCCCGCCATGTTCGCCGAGAACCCCAGCGGCATGGAGAACGGGATCGACGAGGTGGTGGACACGCCGTCCAACCTCGCCAAGCGTCGCAACCTCGCAGCCACGACCACGGCGACGAACTTGCTGCGAGATGTCGACAGCACGGTGAACTCGTACATCCAGCAGACGCTGCCGGACAAGTACGACGACGAGGAGATCCGCGAGCGGGTCAAGGCGGTCATCACGCCCCGCACCATCTCCAAGGACGTGACGCAGGATGTGAACACCTCCTACACCGACGCCAGGGCCGCACAGGGCCGCGCTGAGGAGACGGGGACAGTGGTGTACACCCTGAACCCGGAGATCGGCATCAACGGCCCACACGAGCCGTGCGTGGAATGCGTGGCCGTAGCCGAGGGACCGGACAACCCCGCCATCGTGGGCAGCAACGCCGAGGAGCGGCTTCAGGTTCCCAACCCGAACTGCGACTCCACCAAGTCGGGAATCAACAACTGCTGGTGCGCCAACGTCTACCTGAAGACGCCGAGCATCGACGAAGCCGCGCGCGCTGGAGGACTGGCCTGATGACGAACCCTGAACCCCAAGAGTCGCGCATGGCGCGGCAGATCCTGCTTCTCGCAGCGGACACCCTCGCCGCCGCTGACGACGGAGGCGACCGCGCCCGTTGGCACAAGATCCTCAAGACAGGAATCCACAAGGGGAAGCCGCTCGCCGGTGTCAGGGATCCAGAGATCACCGACGGCCACATCCAGGAGATGGTGGACACGTTCACCGTCGAGCGCCCCGTGGATGTCAACCACGCGCTGGGGCTCGGACGCCTCGACCCAGAGAGCACCAAGGCCCGCGGCTGGATCAAGGAGCTACGGAAGGCCGGGGACTACCTGGAGGCCCTCATCGAGTGGACAGAGGATGGTGCGGAGCTGATCGCTAGCAAGGCGTTCCGATACTTCAGCATCGAACTCGGCCGCGTTCCCGGAACCGAGGAGAGCCCCCAGCGCCGCGTCACAGGCGGCACGCTCCTCAACAACCCATTCATCGAAGGTCTCCCCGCGCTGGCGTTTGGCCGCGGGGTCGAGGCCGCATTGAACCACAACGAACCGGCCAGGACTGGAGGCGGGATTCACTCGCCGCCGGACCCCCACGGCCGTGAAAAGGAGGATTCGCACATGTCGAATCATCTGGAGCTGATGTCCAAGGCCGTGGGGCAGCCCGTGTCCGAGGACGAGTTCGCGGAGCGCTTCGCCGCTCTCCAGGCCAACGTCGCCAAGGCCGAGGAACTGGAGACGCAGTACGCCACCGCGCAGGACGAGATCGCCGAGCTGAAGGCGGCGAAGACCGCGTCCACCGAGGAGATCGCCACGCTCGCCGAGGAGCAGGGCAAGATGAACGCGCGCTTTGCTCGCATGGACGAAGACGCCGCCATCGAGGTCGAACTCTCGCGTGAGGCCATGGCCAAGGCCGAGGCCGGCACCTTCGACGAGCCGGGGATCGCCCGCAAGATCCGCCGGGACAGCGTCGAGAACTTCGACGAGGCCTACGGCAAGCGCGCGGACAAGTACATCACCGGCGCCGTCCACGGCTCTGCCCGTACCAAGGACGAGCCCCCCCAGCCCGACACCAAGGGCATCACCGAGCCCGACGCCGCGCGCGACTTCCTGGTCGAGCAGGCGGACCTCTACATGGAGGCCCACGAGGACATCAACTACACCACGGCCAGCGCCCGGGTCATCCGCGACCTCAAGGACGAAGGCCAGCGGCTCCACCAGCTGATGGAGGAGGGGTACTAGCATGACTCTGCGCGTACGTCCCCAGCACGACAAGTCCACTGTCATCGTGGACAACTACAAGGCGCTGAACAACCTCTCGGGCCTGGAGTTCCGGTTCGCTCACTTCAGCGCCACCGGGTTCATCATCGCCTCGTCCACCGACAGCGTGGCAGGCGTCATCGCCAACGGCGGAGCAGCCTCGGCACAGCAGGTCACCATTCACTGCTGGGGCCGCTCCCAGCTCAAGATGGGCGGAACCTGCGCCGCCTTCGATGCCCTGATCGCCGACGCGTCTGGCTACGGACTCGCGTCCGCGTCCGACAACAGCGCCATCGGCGCCATCGCCCTGGCCAACTGCTCGGCAGCCGGTCAGATCATCTCTGTCATCGTCGTTGCCGGCTTCCGGTACTAGGAGACAACCATGCCTGTCGGAAGAAACGTCGACAATCATCTGACCCGCCTCGCCGTCCAGCGAGGAATCAAGCAGACTTTCGCCTTCCCGAGGTGCGCCTCGGTGCAGTTCGATACCCGCGACGGCGTGTACACGCAGTATGACGCCGGGACCTTTGTGGGCGAGAACTCGGCCCCCAACGCTGCCTACGGTCGCCGCAAGATCGGTGGTGACTACATCGGATTCGACTTCGGCGAGACCAAGGTCGAGCTGGAGATGGAAGAGTTCTACGCCTACAAGGAGTTCGACCGAGGCGAGATCGAGAAGACGGGCGGCCAGAAGCTCTACGAGAAGGCCGTCCCCGCCACCCACATGCGCCACAACATCGCGCGAGAGCTGGGCTTCCACGAGGCCGTGTTCACCACCGGCAACTGGACCAACAGCGTCATCGCAGCGGCCGACCGCTTCAACAACGCTGCCAGCAACCCGCCCGACGTAGTGCGACGCCAGTGGGAGACCATCGCGGTTTCCGCTGCTGCTGGTGGTGGTGCTCGCAAGGTGATGATCATCCCGCCCGTGGCGATGAACCACCTCATGGCCCACCCGGTCTACACCAAGCTCGACCCCCAGGCCGAGATCACGGGCTTCGCCACCCACGAGACCGTCGCCAAGTCCTTCGGCCTGAAGCCGGACGAGCTCTGGGTGCCCGAGTCCACCTACAACGTGCAGCGTCTAGGCGAGACCCCCTCCAACGAGCGGATCTTCTCGGAAGCCTACGTGTGGATGGGCTACATGCCCGCGAACCTCACCGAGGAAGAGCAGACCGCGCTGGCCTACATCTACCTCAACTCCGTGGCCCCCGAGGTCCGGCGCAACGAGGTGGACGACGGCCGGCAGCACTACAAGTGGATGCGCGAGGTTTCCGTGGGCCAGTACAAGCCCGTGGACACCGCTGCGGCTCTGTTGCTGACCAGCGTCTACGCGTAGCCTTCGGGCGGAAAGGAGGCAGTCATGCCTAGAGGTAGACGACAGTCGAACCTGATCCTCCCGGGTCAGCACATCCTGACAAGGGACTGGTCCCTGACCGTCGAGCAGTCGGCCACCCTCTCGTGCGCCAACAGCGCCCTGAAGGTGGGAGGCCAGGCGATCACCGCCAACGCGTTCATGCGCAAGGCTCAGATCGCTTTCGCCTTCGGAACCTACGCGGCCAACAGCGGCCAGTCCGCGCAGAACAGCGCAGCGCTCCCCGCTGGGGCCGTCGTGCTGGGTGCTGGGGCCATCGTGACCACAGGAATGGGTGGCGCTGGCTTCTCGGCGGCGCGGCTCAGCATCGGTACTTCCGCGCAGTCCGGTGGCTTCCTGCTCTCCCAGAGCGTCTACGCAGGCGTGACGGGCTTCGTGGGAGCGAACAACGCTCCGCAGTACTCGTCCATGGTGAACGGTGGCTGGCAGGCTGTGGCAGCGACCACGGCCCTGGCCAAGCTGATCGTGAGTAGCGCGAACCTGTCGGCCATGTCGGCCGGGGCGTTCACCGCGGAGGTCTACTACGTGGTGCCTCGCGCCGCGTAACGACTCTGCTGCTCCTGAGAGCTTCCCGGCTTCGGCCGGGGAGCTCGATTGGAGTAACAGGGCGAGGAGGCCCCGATGCCAGGGAACGCACTGAACGACACCACCTTCTACGGGGCATGTAACCAAGGCACGGTCAAAGGCACGGACTACTTCGTCAAGTTCCGTGTCGGGGCAGGAACGCCCTCCTACGCCGACGTGACGGGGGGTCTCCTGTGCAACGTGCTCGAGGTGGCCACACGCGCCCACTTCAAGGGCACGATCACCCAGTACATCCAGGCGCATGTGCTCCAGGCCCCGAACAGCGCCGCCGATGCCCTGATCCTCGGTCGCGCAGCGGGCAACCCGTGGCTGACCATCGACACGCTGAGCAACCAGGTGAAGGTCGGCAAGAAGCTGGAGACGAACTTCAGCGGCGGCGTCTACAACGAGGCCAACGCGGGCAAGAAGGTCGCCACGACGCGCCAGGCCCAGTGGCTCAAGTACCCGCTCGGCAACAACAGCGGCGTAGGCGGAACCCTCAGCGCGGACAACCCCTGGGGCGCCACGGGCATCATCTACAAGGTCGCGTTGAAGGTGGAGGCGGGCAGCTCGGCCACCTCCCACCTCGACGTGGGCATCGGAACCACGGCCGTCGCGGACATCTTCAAGTCCCTCCCCACCACGGCGGCGGGCAGCTTCCTGCGCAGCGCGGCCAGCGGTGGCGGCAGCGGGACATCGGGCCGAGCCGTGCTCTGGGGCACCAGCGACAGCCTCCTGGTCACGCCTAGCGCGGCCGGTGGAATGAGCAACTTCAGCGGCAGCCTCTACGTGCTCGCCAAGCAGCTGGATTAGGAGGCGCCATGGCGTACCTTCCCCCTCTGACCTTCACCAGCGTGAGCGCCCCCTGGACGCAGCCTCAGCGGCTCGCTACGCCCTCCACAAGGCGCGGCACCATCCTGGGCCTAGGCATCAAGGCGAGCACGTCCAGCGTGTCTCAGGTGCTGATCCAGGTGGGCTACGGCTACCGGGTCAGCGCGGCCAGCGCGCGGATCGAGTGGGTGGTCTCTCCCGTGAACGCACCGCCTACCGCGGGAGGCTGGAACACCAGCTCCACGAGCCTGAGCGCCGCGGTCTTCCAGGACTCTCGGACCTGGACCGATGCGCCGGGTCGCTTCGACTTCAACACGCTCAGTGGAGCGCCGTGGTGCTACAGCGCAGCCGGTGGGCTCAACCTGAGTGCCGGTGTCTGGGTTCGCATGCGCGCAGCCAACAGCGGCGCCGCGGCCAACTTCACCACCTACTTCGACAACGGAGCGCTCTGAGTCGTGCCCTACAACTCCTCCCTGAACAGCGCCCTTCGCCACCTGGATGTAAAGCCAGCGGAGGAGAACACCAGCCAGCCAGCCTCACCGATCACCTCGGCCGAGTGCAGCGGCATGTGGATGGGGAGGCACTACGAGATCCTGGGGAGGCTTGGCGCCACCGGCCAGAGCGTGAACACGTCCAGCCCTGCCAGCGCCAACATGACCGGGGCACGGTGGATCGTCGCGGAGATAGAGGCCAAGTTCACCAGCGGCGACGTGTTGATCGCCATGGCCGGCTCGATGGACCGCGACACCGCCAAGCAGGGCAAACACCTCCTGTCCATGGCGTCGGCCTCCCTGCTCCAGTTGCTCAAGAATCCGTCCATCATCAGCGCGGCTGGCGGCACCTTCGACACCAGCTTCCGGTTCTCGGTGGCGGGTAGCTTCACCGACGCCAAGAGCGCGTTGACCGCCATAAGCGCCGAGAACGATGTCACCTTCACCCGCGAGACGGACTACTGATGTCCGACGCCTTCGATATTCAGATCACGGGTCCAGAGGGCCAGGAGTTCGATGCTCGCGTGAGCCAGCACCTCGGCGAGCTCCCCACCAAGGCCCTGCCCGTGATGTGGTGGTGGGTCGCCAAGTATTTTGGCGAAGTCCCGATGGCGCGGCAGTTCGACAAGGAAGGCGGATACCTGGGCGCAGGCTGGGCTCAGATTGACGACCGCTACCGTCGCTACAAGGCGTCTCAGTTCGGCCCCCAGGCCGACTACATCGGGCGACGCTCCCTGTCCATGCGCGAGGTGTTCACCAACTTCCACGGCGAGGGCGGGATCTTCGAGGTGATCGACGGCGGCCATGGTGCCGAGATCGGCGGCGAGGTGTTCACGGACAAGGGCGATGAGTATGCCGAATACTTCAATCGCGCCCGCAAGCTGTTCGGCGAAAGCATCCCCACCGAGGCCGAGCACGAGATGGGCAAGCTCGCGGCCATGGTCTACATGCTGACCATGCGAATGGGCTCGACGGCCACCACGGCGGGCATGGTGCGAGCTGACGGCGAGCTGACCCCCAAAACCTGGCTCGACGAGCTTCCTGACGCCAGCCTCGATCAGTACATCGACGGCTTGATCGGGGATCTGGAATGAGCGCCGTGGGAGCCTATGAGGTGACGGCCGCTGCTGGCGCGATTGCCCTGTGGGAAAACGCCACCTATGGGATCAGGGCCCGGTGCACCTATGTGAATGCCCAGATGAGCGACAACCTCAGGCTTCCGGTGAAGTGGCGAAGCGCGAACCACCAAGAGGGACGTGGAATCATCGTCCCGCCGTTCACTGAAGTCTACACCACTGGGCTACAGCGACCGGAGCCGCCCATCGTCATCGGGCCAGGTGAGTACATGGTGGGGGTCGTGGTCAAGGCGTGGCTCAACGCCAAGATCACCAAATACAACATGGTCTCGCTTGGAGACCTCTACCGCCGCCTGTCGTGGGCTCAGATGATGCTGCTCACCAACCGGGCGACGGCGAGCTTCCCGTGGGACGGCACCACCCTAGTGGACACCGTGCAGAGCGTGCACGCCATCAGAATCATCCCGATCCTGCGTATGGACGGGAAGACAAAGGAGCCGGGAGGAATCGGCTCTGAAACCAGATTCAACGTCATCGTTGCCGAAACGGACGTGCGTCCGTGAGGCAGTAGGAGGCAACCATGCCCTTGACCCGACAGCAGCACAAAGATCTCCTCGGGGCACTGCGAAAGCAGGCTGCCTACAAGACGGGGAAGACCAACCCCCTCAGCGCGGAGTGCTACTCCCCGCGGACGCTCAACATCCGGCCGATCACCAACGAGGAGTCCTTCGAGGACCACACGGGGCGCAGCGTTCACGAGGGCAGCGTCTACCAGGCCGAGGGCGCCGAGTGGGACACCACCTTCGCCATCGAGCCCAGCGGCACCAGCGCGACGGCAGCAGACTGGGCGATCTTCTTCGCTCACGGCTTCTTCACCTCGGCGGTCCAGTACCGGGGGGGAACCACCATCAGCGGCGCGGGCGGCGTCAACAGCGCCTACGTGAGCAACGCCAGCGGCCTCACCGCGCTGATGGGGCTCAAGGTCGAGGACAACACCAGCACCAGCTCCTACAACATGCGCCTCATCGTCGAGGTGAGCGCGGGCGGAGTCAGCGGCGGAAGCGGCGGTCGCATCGTGTGGGCTCCCGCTCTCAGCGCAGGCCCCAGCGACGGGAACCGCGTGGGCTGGACCAACACCTACGCCTTCGACGACACGGCCAACGACTCGTCCTTCACCCTGTGGCAGTGGCTCACCACGGACGAGCGCTGGGCCATCGGCGCGGTGGGCAACAACTACACCGTCAACGTCGGCGGCAACAAGAGCCCTGTGGCGTCCATCACGGGCTTCGCTCGCGAGTACCGGCACGCGGCCCCGACGACCCTGGCGAGCGCCATCACCACGGCGGTGGGCACCAAGCTGCGCATCACCGACGCCGACAACATCGACGCAGGCGCCACGGTCAAGGTCAGCGGCGGCGAGATCATGACCCTGGGGTACAAGTACGAGGGCACCAGCGGGATCTTCTCTGCTGGCCCCGCTCAGCGCGGGCTCAACGCCTCAGTGGCCACGTCCCACCTCAACGGCGCGACGGTGGCGATGAACAAGCCGATCCCGACGCTCGCGGGCTCCCCCATCCCGTCTCCCTACGTAGTCGCCGATGTGAGCCTGACGAGCTCCACCGTTGCCCGCCTGGAGGGCACCGACGCGACCCTGACCTTCGCCGACGCCATCGTGCCCGACGAGCAGGAGTTCGGCGACGCCCACATCATCCCCAGCTGGGGCAAGGGCGACGGCGACATGAAGCCCATGCTCACGGTCACCGGCAAGCTGGACGAGACGGTTCTCGCGCAGTACGCTCGGCTGAAGCGGGGCAGCATGCTCTCGGTGGCCCTGCGAGCTGGCAAGAAGGCGAACAAGACGTGGGGCGCCATCTACCCCAACGCCGTCACGCAGATGTTCGAGCACACCGACGGTGACGGCAAGGGCAGCGTGGCCTGTACCCAGAAGTGGGAAGCCCGCGCACCGCGTGCCAACGCCGCAGGAACGTCGCCCAACGCCTGCTACATCATCGAGGGCTAGGAGGCCCCATGCCGGTCCTGTTCCGAATCAGCTTGGTCCCGTATCGTCTCAAGTGCGAGCCCCTCATCGGCGTCTGGTACGAGCCCCTGAGCGACGGCGAGGTGGAGACCCACAACAAGGCGATCCGTGGCCTCGACGTGGACATCGAGCCCGCCGACTTCGAGAAGCAGATGGGCGCTATCAAGCTCGACCTGCTGCATCGGGTGAAGAAGCTCATCGGACCAGACGGAGCGATCTACACCGACGACGGTGACATCTACGACACCCTGGCCGACTCGCCGCTGATGTGCAGCGAGGTGGTGCGGGCCATCGAGAACAACGCCTATGTGGGGAGGGACGAAGCCCCTTTCTCGCTGCCGCCCTCCACTGGTCGATAGTCTCCGGGGCGCTAGGCGAAGATGATTGGGAGGAGTGGCAACAGGTGCAGCGCGAGACCTACGAGGCAGACCCCAGCGCCTACGAGACGCCCACCTGTGTGAACCTGGTGATGGCTGGTCCCGACTGGGGCCTTCGTCACATCGTCGAGGGCGTATGGCCCCCCGACTTCCCGGCCCACCTCTGGCACGACGTGCAGGGCTTCACCGACTACGACCGCACAGGGGAGAAGCCGCATGGTGGGGGGATGCGTGATCAGCCCGCTAGGTGGGTGTCCGTCAACCGCGCGCTGAGTCCCATCCTCAACGAGATCCGTGCGAGCGAGGTCAAGATCAACGAAGTCCACGGGGGCGCCAGCTGATGGCCGTCAAATTCACCATCGACGCTGATGGGTCCAAAGCACAGGAAGAGATCCGCGGTACAGGCAAGGCGTTCCGCGACCTGGACAAGGACGTGGGTGTCGCACGCAAGGGGCTCAACCTGGCAAAGAAGGGGTGGGACCTCTACGCGGGCTCGCAGAAGGGGATGGCCGCTGGGGTCATCGAGCTGTCTCGCGGGTTCGGAAAGCTGTCCCCCACGGCCAAGAGCTTCGTCTCGACCACCGACAGACTCGAGGAGAGGTTCGGCCCGCTTGAGGGGGACATCAAGGGCGTCAACGAGGAGTTAAAGGAAACCTCGCAGATCCTCCCCGTCGTCAACAAGGAGATGGGCACGACCGACGAGAAGGCAAGCAATAGCGCCGTGAGCTTCATTGCCTTCGCAAACGCGGTGCAGCTTGGGGAAACGGCTCTACGCGCCGCCAGCGGACTCTACGGTGTCGTGGCGGGCCAGTTCGGCAAGATCCAGGAACGCGCCGACATGGCCGACGACGTGGCCAAGACGTCCAAGGCTTTTGGGGTCAACGCCCAGGCGCTGCAGGCGTGGCGGTCTGCCGGGATGTTGGCAGGCACCGACGCGGGCGTTGTGGACCGCGCCTTCCTCAACATCCAAAAGAGCGCGTTCGACGCATCGCTTGGCCTGTCCACGGCCATCGACTTGTTCGACGAGGCAGGGGTTTCAGCCACCAACCTAGACGGCAGCATGCGGCCGGCGGAGGACATTCTCCGCGAGGTTTCGCAGCGCATGGCCGATGGCCTGATCCCCACGACCAAGCAGGCGGCGATCTCGTCGAACCTGCTGCGTGACCGTACAGGCCGCATGCTCAACACGCTGCGAGAGGGCCCGGCAGTCATCGACGCCAACCAGGCCAGGCTCGCCTCCTACGGCGCCCTGATGGGCGACAAGCTGCTAACCGCGTCCGAGGAGTGGAACGACAGCACGCAGCGCGCGAACGAGCTTCAGACTGGGTTCGGCAACACGTTGGCACTCGGAGTGCTGCCCGCGCTGGCGGCAGCCCAGAACGCCTTTGTGTCCACAGCAGCAGAGGGCGGCGGATTGCGTGACCGGATCGGCGAGATCCTTGGAGAGGGCGAACTGCTGGCCAAGGGGATACTGACGCTGGCCGAGGGCATGGCGACGATCCCCGCATCGGTAGCCGCAGCCATCGGCGACGCCACCATCAAGATCTTCGGCTTCTTCGACGGACTCACGGATCGCTCTCGCGAGATGGTCAGCGTGGCCCGCGGCGTTGCCGATGCGCTTCACATGGACGGCGCATCGCAGCGGCTTCTCGCCGTGGACAAGCGCATCCTCGGAGTCAAGGCGAGCCTGGCAGGAGCCAAGCAGGAGGCTGCTGGATTCCTGGGAACTATCGGGGACGGCGCAACGGCTGCGAATGAAAAGGTTACGACGTTCGCCACGTCATTCGTTGATGAGTATGGGCGCATCAGAACGGCCATGAACGAGGATCTGATCGAGCCGCTTGACGACGCCAAGAATGCGATGAAGGCCCTTGGAGATGAGGCAGAGGAAACCGAAAAGAAGCTGATGTGGTGGGAGACGAAGCGCTACATGAGCACGAGCGACTTGCTGAAAAAGCAGCGCCGTGAGGCCGCCAAAAAAGACAGCGAGGCAGACAAGGCAGCCAAGAAGGCAGACAAGGCGTACCAGCAGCAGATCAACGGGTCGAAGCAGCTCGGGGCCAACATCGGAACCATCGCATCGAACATGGCCACTGCAGAGAGCGCAGGCGATGCGTTCAAGTCCGGGCTCAAGGGCTCGTTCACGTTGGCGCTTCAGAAGATCGGCGAGATCGTGGCCGCCCAGATCGCGGGCAACGCAGCCACGGCAGCCTCATCTGTCGCAGGCTCTCAGGCGCAAACAGCTGCGGCGATTCCAGCAGCCACGGCGGTCTCCATCGCTGGCGCGGGACTCAACGTCCCCATCGCCATCGGAGCCCTCACCGCGGGCATAGGGCTCATCACAGGGCTGTTCAGCGCCATCGGTGACCGCGGGATCGAAGGGATGCCTGGTGCCGGCCGCATGACCGTCAGCAAGCTCGGCTCGGAGACCTTGTTGGACCCCGTGGGAACGACCAAGTACCACAAGCAGATGGACATGGTGACGGACATCATCCGCAGTTCCGGGCTCGGCGTCATGGGCCGCGGGGGCTCCGGTGGAGGCGGAGGCGTAAGCGAGACCCACATCACCCTGGAGATTGGCGGGCGTCCGCTGCTGACCTACATCGACCGCAAGATCGCCGACATGATGCGGACGGGCTCGTCCGACATAGGCAGGATGGTCAGGGCATGAGCACGCCTCCCCAGATCTACCGCTTCGCCAACAGCCTTCTGACCAGCGTGATCTCCTCGTCTTCTGAGATCGTGGGCAGCTCGGACGACTACGCCCGCAACCACTACCCGGGCAAGCCCCTCCAGCTCGGCGAGAGCTTCCACATCATCGGCAACGGCTCGCTACTGTCGAACCATATCCGCATGACCGTGGGAGGCGTCACCCAGAACATCCCGCTCACTGCGGGCGGCTACACGGGCGCGACTCTCGCTGCTCACCTGACCGCACAGATTGTGGCCACCTACGGCGCCGGCTACGCGTGTGCGTGGTTCCCCACAACCCGGAAGTTCGGATTCAGCGGCGTGGCCAACTTTTCCATCTACTGGAACACCGATCCAGTCACGCAGAATCTCGCTGCGGTCATGGGGTACGACGACTCGGCAGACGACACGGGCGCGCAGTCCTACGAGTCCGACAACGCCGTCTACACCCGCGACTACCAGTGGGCCGTGTGGAACATCACCCAGGCCGACAAAGACACCGGCGTTGCGATCACCAAGGTGATGGTCTACGGCACCAACATGCGCAGCGTGGAGTCCATCGAGGTCTTCGCCCACACCAGCAACCTCGGCAGCAACCGAGACCCGTGGCTGGGCGCGGCCATCGTCGGTGAGAAGCTGACAGCCACCCAGAGCCGCTCCAACGACATCTACATCTGGACCTTCGACGGCACCGTGGAGGCCACGTTCTTCGCGGTCTTCGTCAATCGCGCAGCCAACACCGATCAGCTTGGCCAGGATCCGCTGCACCTGGGCTGCATCGGCATCTGGGACGACGCGGGCTTCGACGGCGACGACTACGGCAGCAGGAGCTTCCGGGCTGTCTGGGACACCGAGCGCGTGATGAAGGACACAGTGAGCGAGCCCCCAGACGGCGGGGGCGTGGACTTCGGTGTGGTTCGAGGTGTGCGACAGAGCACGGTGGGTATGGGTAGCTGGCCCGTTGGCGCCGCGCACGGCCTCGACGGATACATCGACAAGTACCGCGCAGAGGCCTCGCTGTGGCAGTTCGACCCCAGCGACTACAACCGGGACAACACCCTCTTCGGGTACGTGCCCCCAGGGGGGTACAGCCCCGTGGGCGTCAAGGGGCCGCACTTCCTGCGCACGGGAACGATGACCGTTCGCGGCATCCCCATGGAGCCGGAGAGCTGATCTGGTGACATGGGAAAACCTAGACGGCACGAGCACCGATCCCACCTCGCTTATTATTTTGGTACGCGTGGCGCTGCCCCTCGTAGCTACAGGGGACACCACGGCCCTGTTTTGGGCATCAGGCTACCTGCCAGCCGCCGACTACGCTGACGACGGGATCCGCCAGTACGACGGCCGGATCGTGGGACGCTGGAGCGTCTCGAAGTTGAGCCCCGAAGTCGGGCAGTCGCAGTGGAACCACCCCAAGGCCGAGTTCAACGTGCGGGTACGTGGCGCAACCGATCCGCTGTGGGACTATCTCGGCGACGACTACGAGTGGGACGGCGCGACGTGCCAGGTGTGGCTCATCGACCGCAAACAGGGCGTGGGCGTAGCGTCCAAGCGCCAGATCAAAGGGACCATCTGGAGAGGCCCCGAAGACCTCGAGCTGAACACCACCTTCCAGATCCAGGTGAACGGCAACCACTTCGGCGTGAAGGTGCCAGCGACGCCGCTGGGCAACGCTACCGAGACGGGCGCAGGGTTCATCCAGCCGCCGAGGCTCAACGCCACCCTGACGCCGCTGATCGGCAATATCACTGCGTCGGCCACATCGATGGTGTTTTCGGGGTTGCCCGTGGAGGCACGCAGTGGGCTTGTGGGCGTCCTCGGCACTGGAGCCAACCGAGAGGCCATCTACATCGGCCAGACGGCAGTGGGCAACGTCCTTGAGAGCTGCGTCAGGGGATACGCAGGCACCGTCGCTACGAGCCACGCATCAGGGGTGGCGCTCAAGCTCTACCGCCCGAGTCCGCACAGCCGACTGATCGACACCTCGCGGGCGAAGACCTACGTGCCCTACGTGTTCGGGCAGCGCGGGAACAACCGGGGCATCGTCGTCGAGGCTACCCCGATGGCAACAACCTCCACCTTCGTCGGTGGTGGGCAGGAGACGTGGTTCACGAGGGGGATCGCTAGCGCATCCAAGATCTTCTGGGACACGGACCGGGCTAGCGGCGTCTCGTATGCCAGCGCGGGCCACCTCCCCTTCTCCTCGTACAACGACCTGAACGCCGTATACCCCAATGTAGGCCGCGGCTCGCACCTGCAGCCGGGGATCATCAAGGTCGGCTCCTACGTGGCACGCCGTGCGATCCTTCCATGGAGTCAAAACAACGACAAGGTCTGGGTGCACTGCCAAGGCATCAACAGCGGTGGGACCGCTATCAGGTGGCCTGCGGGAATCCTCGCATACCTGCTCGAGCAGCCTGACTGGGCTCTGGGCCTCACGTCCACCTACGACGGAACGCGCATCAGCGGACTCAGCGCAGGCGGGTGGGGTGACGAGTACGCGGGAGAGCCCTACTGGAGCAACGTGACGGGGATCACGCCCGCGCCCACAGATACGGAACTGCCCAACGTGATGGATACGCTCCAGGAGCTCGCCGACGTCACGAACGGCGACATCTTCACCCGAGGTGGAGTCCTGTACCCGAAGCGGCGTAGGGCCTCGGCGGCTGCAGACGTCACGATCACGCTCACGGACATGGCGGAAGGCCATCGCCCGCAGCAGTTGAGGGACGTCCAGGACCTATACTGCAACCGCCTCACCGCTGAGCACGAGCAGACGATCTGGAGCGAGCCCGACTTCACCAACATGCTGCCGCCCATTCCGGTCCCATGGTCCGTGGTGCTCGATAACGAGGCCGAGAAGCGCCTACGAGGAACCATCGAAGTCACCCGCACGACCAGGTGGTGGCGCTTCCACATGCCGGACCCGTGGGAGCAGAACGCGACCACACAGCAAGAGGACTTCATCCGATACTGGAAGAAGGCCAACATCGAGCACTTCGAGCACAGGAGCCAGCGCCAGGTGTGGATGCGGTCTGTGCTCCCCGCTCGGTTCGCGGCTCTCGAGCAGGGCATGATCGCCCTGTATGACATCACCCCTTACACCACCACCAAGGGCCAGATCCGCGAGGTGGTCATCGAAGGCGGCGGCGGTTCGCCCGTGACCGTCGAAGTGCTTTCGTGGCACATTGATTTCTAGGAGGACTGAATGCGACGAACTCCAATCGTGATATGGGCGACCGCGGCCCTCAGCGTCCTGGTCCTGTCGGGGACGTTCCTTGCGGGCGCCCAGCCGTCCAGCAGCGGGCGGGGGGACCGCTACCCCACCCTGGCCTCTGACGTGACGGTCGTGGGACTCACCGGGGCGTGCGCTGGGGCGGATGATGTGCAGGCATGCCTAGAAAGCCTGGATGTAATCGCCCACACCCAGGGCACCGACCTCGGCCTGGACACGGGCGGCACCAACCCGATCACGGCGGCGACCCTCGTCACCATGGAGGGCTCCGGCGCGCAGGCGGTTGGGATAGCTGACGCACCCACGCTCGCCGTCACCAACATGACCGGCAGCGCGGCAGGGCTCGACAGCGATGCTACGGCCCACGCGTCAAGCAACGGCGGCTCCCACACCTACCTCGATCAGGCCGTCACCATCGCGGGAGTGCCTACCTTCGCGGCCCTGGACGTGGACCTCCCCGCCGACGACAACATCACCATCGACGGGGCGAGCAACCCCCGCACTCTCGGCCTGGGCGCCCTGCTGATAGATCAGGTCCCCGCCGTAGCTGGCACCCGCGCCATCGAGCTGATGGTCAACTCCACGGGCTACAACGACACCATGGGGATGGTCATCGACTACACGGCAGACGGCTTGTCTGGGACAGCCGTTGGGATGGGTGTCGAGGTCTCCGTGGACACTGGGACGTCTACGGGGGGCGAGGTCAACGGCTTCCGCGTTGCTCGCGTCGGGACGGGGTCGGCGTCTGTTTCCGCGCTCGACGTGCTGGCTGGCGTCGATCCGATCATCCAGCGGGCGGGAGCGTCGGCGGCAGTCGAGATCGCCTTTACCTACGACGGCGGATTTACGGATGTGACGGCGGCATTCAACTCTGACGCCAGCGACGTGCAGCTGTTCGTTTCAAACGGCGACAAGGTCTACATCGGCAATGCTGTGCCGTTCTCAGAGATCGATGTGATCTTGGCTGTTGTTGCCAGCGGGGCCGGTGTCAGGCCTGTTTTTGCCTGGTCCGATGGGGCAGCCGGGTTCACTACATTCGATGCCAACGACGGCACCAACGGATACAGAAACAACGGGGAGCATGACTGGTCTTCTACCGCTCTCGTGGGCTTGGGATGGGCGCAAGACACCGTCAACGGGCAGGCAGGCAAATACTGGATCGAGATCACGAGGACCCAGGGGGGCGCTGGTACTCCACCGACCGAGGACACGATCCAGGTAGACGTCACGGTCGATTACGGCTGGGACAAGAGTGGTGATCTGACCGTCAACGACATCGCACCGGGTGGAACCGTAGACGGCCGGGACATCGCAGCCGACGGTACCGAGCTGGACAAGATGGTGCCGTATGACGACCTCACAGACGGCTACGCCCCGCGCCGCAACGGCGCAGCCTGGGGCGACACCGCGACCTGCTATGCCGACGACATCACCGAACTCCTCGCCTGCCTCAGTGGCGCCAGCGCGGGCGATCTCGTCTACGCCGCGGCGGGAACCTACACCACCACCAACGCACTCGGCGTGTTCACGGTGCCCTCTGGCGTCACCTTCCAGGGCGCGGGCCGTGGGCAAACGATCCTGACGCAGGACGGCTCGCTAGCCGACGACATCGTCAAGATGGACGGGGTAGCGACCGGCACCTATGGGATCGGAGCTGCCGGCCAATGGGCGACGACCGGCACGACAGGCACGGCTGCGGATGCCGGGAACGTCGTCGCGGGTGACGTGCTGCACTTCGATGATCCGGCGAGCGGCGAGCGCATGGACACCTACGCCACGGCGAACGGGAACCCTGGCACTGGCGCCATCGCATGGCAGCACCCTCTCCCCGTGGCGCTCGGAGCGACGACGACGGTAGCTGTCTACGGCACCTATACGCAGAACGTCACTCTGCGAGACTTCACCGTGCAAGCGGAAGCGACCGCGACGGATAGCGCGATCAGGCTCCTGGCCTCCCGCGACCTCATCATCGAGGACGTGGAGCTGCTGGGCCCGAACAGCGCGAACACTGAGCCGGCGCTCCAGCCCGTCTTTGTCGTGGGAGGCTCAATTCACGCGACGATTGCAGATTGGGATTATCGCTCATCGGCGGCCATGACGGAGGTGTCGATGGATCTTCAGTGTCGCGGCGGCAGCGGTTCGTCGGCGTCGCTGTTCCACAACATGAACCGTGTGAGCTACTCATGGATCACGATCAATGATTCGGGCGGAACGACCACGGATGATGTCGTCTTCACTCGTGGCCACCGCAATCAGATCTCGATCACAAGTAGCGACAACGTGACCAACGCGCTCGAACTCAACAGCAGCGACGACAATGTCTATCACCTGACTGCTCGCGGGGCGCCGTCGGACAGCGGCGTCGGTAACGTAGGAGACTCCACATGAGATGCCTCACACTGATCCTCGCGCTGTCCATCGTCGGCGCTGCGTCAGCCCAGCCAGACCGCTACAACCTCGGCGTCCATGAAGATGGCACCTATTGCGCCGAAGGCCCAACCGTCCAGGTGTACCCGCCCGAGGCCGTGCTGGTGGACGGCGAGATCCGCTACACCGACGCCGATGACGTGCTCCACGTGCTGGAGTGCAAGGGCGGCGCCGTGTCGCTGGAGCCCACGCAGTGGAAGAAGCTACCCGACGATCCGCATTTCGTGGTCCCCGTGGACTGGGCGAAGGGCGAAGACGGCGATCCGGAGCCCCGTAAGAAGCCGCTGCCCGAGAAGGCGAACGGCACCCCTGTCGCCGTGGCCGTCGGCGGCGCTGGCCTGACCGGCGTTGCTCTCGCTGCGTGGCTGCGGTCCAAGCGGGCTACCTGATGCCCCTCATTCTCTCCCGTGACCACCAGGGCAAGCCAGGGCGCCGACGTAACGACGTGGGTGCGGCCCGTGACCTCGACGGCGACGGCGACATCGACCGAGACGAAGAGGAAGCGTACCTCACCGAGGGCTACATCCAGGGCGCGACCTTGGCCATGTGCGAGCCCTCCCGCTACTGCCCGTCACCTGTGCTGACCCTCGGCCCGTACAGCGAGCGCCACGCCCTCTCCAACGCCCTCGCCGAGCGGTGCTCACTGCTGCCCTTCGCGTACATCGCGTGCCACGTGAACGCGGGTGGAGGCGACTTCGGGCTGGTCTTCCACGACCACCGCAGCGCGGGCGGGAAGAAGCTCGCCCTATCCATCGCCGCGAGGCTGTCGGCTGCGTGCCCTGAGTTGCGCGAGGTCCAGGTGCGTGCGTGCTGCCCCGACGACTGGACCCGCAACGCGTACAGCACCATCAGGGGCATCTACGCCGGCCCCAGCAACCTCGCCGGGGTATGCTTCGAGCCCGGGTTCATCGACTGCGCCAAGCACGCGCCACTGTGGAAGCCCGAGGGCCTGATGAGGATCGGTGACGCTCTGGGTGACGGCGCCTTCTCGTTCATGTATCCAGCCCCCTGACCCCCTCCCCCACCGCTGCCGCTCTGGCTATCCGCAAGCTGCTGTTGAGGCTGTGCGGTGGGTGGAGGCTTGCGCGCTAGCCGTACATCGAGGCGAGAATCCACCGAGGCGTCGTGTTGGGCTTGTCAGCCTCGATTCGCCCGACTCCATCGCAGGTTGTGCATGGCTCCCCGTCTTCCTCTCCTGTTCCGTCACACGACCAGCACGGCGGCCCCTTGTCGAGACCCAGGATCTCCGCGACCTTCGCCAGCTTCGCGTCCCAGTCCGGCTGCACGGACAACTCAGCAGGATCGATGTCCAGCGGGCTTCCGCGCCACGCCCTCTTGAGCGTCCCCGCGATACAGAAGACTGGCGAGTAGTACTCGTATGAGCAGTGTCCATGGACCTCGATACCGAGTTCGTCCCGCAGCCATCCCGTCGCGTACACACCGGACGGTAGCGTTGCTCCCATCTTTTCGATGATGAGATCTCCCCAATCGCTGTCTGTGTCGTCTGGATCTTCGACGTATGAGCCCGCGTCTTCGTGGTCGATCTCGAACCCGTAGAAAAGCATCCCGTCTGAACTGATCCCCATGATCTCCTCCTCGCCACCCCCCAGCCTGCAAGCCGGGGGTCGGTTTCAAGCCGTCGAGGGCTTACTTGGTTGCGGCGTCCTGGTGCTTCTGTGCGATGGAGTTGACGCGCTCTATATCGGACTCGTTTCCCTCTAGCGCCGACTGAAGGATCTTTACGGTTTCGTCGAAGCAGATCCCCTCGTCACTGCATCCACTAAAAAACGGTGCAAACCGATCCGCGAAACCCTGTCCCTTCGCGGTGTACCGAACCTTGAGATCGGAATCACCACTGCAGAATACGCTTGGAAGTTCGTATTCGAGTAGCCCTTCCCTGCGGTTCACTTCGAGTCCGTACGCCGCATAGAAGGCATTCATCCACGAATCAACCTCCTCGACGGTGAACGACAGAGATCCGCATTTGGTTTCCCACGCTCGCATGAAAATCAAGACGCCGAAGAGGATGCCGCCTGTTTTCCCGTCGTCGTCGTCGTCACTGTTCCACGTCTCGAACAGATCGGTGACGTGATCGATCCACTCGCTGGATGCGCATCGTATCCATTCGATGGACGCCCCATCTCCAGCCGGAGCCCAGCCTTCCTGCGCAGCCTTGAACATCTCGATCAACGCCTCGCTGTGCGGCACCTCTCCGCCGTCTGCGTGGCACAGCCTCTCTATGCCGCTCCAGTCGATTGTTTGATCGTTCATCTCTCACTCCACACCGCAGTCGCCACCCGGCCGGAAGGCCAGGCTGTGAGACCGGAAGGCGCATCCAGCCGGGGGCGAACTACGGATCAGGTGTTGTTGGTGCCGGTCTCACGGGGGAGAGCATAGCCCAACTGCTTCAAGATGTGCAACGGTTCGTCCGTCGTCGCCGTCGATGCCGTCGCAGTCCCAACCCGTCGCCGTCGCCGTCGATCCCCAACCGACAGCCAGCCGACAGAGCCGATCGCTGTACGTCGCCCATGTGTCATGTCGAATCCGCGATCTGTCATGTGCGATCGGGCCTCGATGTGGTAGCCCAGCGGACAGCCAGCCGACAGGGAACCGGATCGGGCCTCAGTCGCCCGCGCCCAACTACTTCAAGATGTGAAGCGGTTCCCCCTTCGCGCCCAACCATCCGGGATTTCCGGACTGTTGCGGATTCGGGGGCGGGTCGTGTAGGCTTCGTGGAGAGGTTCAGGCCGAAAGGCCAGCAACTCACGGAGGGTACGTCATGACACCCTGGGCGGTCGAAAGGCCGCCCGCCTTCGTTCTGTGATACGCTCCGCTGAGTGGAGGCGCCGGGACACCGCCCGACGCCCCCGGCCCGAACCCGCAGGAGGTCCAAGCCATGCGTTTAATCTACACCCTCGCGGCCCTCGCCGCCCTTCCCTTGCTACTCGGCGCGAGCTGCAACCGAACCACCGACACGCCACCGCCCGCCCCGGAGTTCACCGTCGGCGACCTGGTGATGGTGACCGACTTCGCCAGCACAGGAGCCGAGCTCACCCGCGCGGCCCTCGTCCAGGCCGGCGACTTCGACGGCTGCATGGTGGCCAGTGGGTTCGTGGACGGACTCGCCGCGGTCCACCAGTACGCCCCTGAGATCGAGGCCGAGGTGGACGCCCCCGACGGCGTGATCACCTTCCCCGCGTGGAGCTTCGACGGCACCCCGTGTGAGTCGCTACTCCCCGCCGACTGGCCCCCGGTCGAGCCGAACCCGGAGATCGCCGCCATCGCCAGCCCGATGATCGAGAGCACCATGGGCCTCGTGTCCATGCTGATCGAGCGTGACGCGCCGGCCGAGGGCGAGGACTGCCTGCGGGCGAAGGTTGCGGCCGCGCTGCTCAAGTCCGGCGCGAAGCAGATCCCCGCGGCCATCGACGACGTGTGGCTGGACGCGGATCTCAAGATGGAGATCGCGGGGTTCGAGGTGGACTACTCCGGGTGCGGGGTGCTGCCTCCGAAGGTGGACGTGATGAACCCGGTGCCGGTCAACAACTAGGAGGGCGCAATGAACACCGACCCGAAAGACGAACAGGTCCCGAACGTACCACCCCCAACCGTGAAGCGTGACAAGCGCGGCGGCATCCAGGTTGACCCGTCGATGGACTGGATGAAGGGGCTCATCGCTCGCATGGTGAACATGTTCGGCGCCGAGGCGCAGGACAAGACATCGGAGCCGAGCGCCTGGAATCGCCACCAGCGCCGCAGCAAGAGCGGCCACGGTGGACGGCCAGCACGGCGCGGAAACCTGCGTCGAGGGCAGTACGGCAAGATCCGGCGAACCATGAAGCGAGAAGCGGCGATGTGGTGAGAGGACGCCCCCTCCACCGCCTGCGCACCCAGCGCGCGCTCACCCTGCAGACGATGCTGCGGGAGGATGCTGCCGAGTACGCCGACGCCGAGATCCGGTACGTGTGGATCGCGTCGCTACACCCTGCGCCCCCAGTGGCCTACGGTACTGCCTGGATCTACGACGGCTCCCCGGTCCAGTGGGACGGCATGGGCTACCACTGGAGGACGGGCCCCGGCAAGACCTGGACCATGATCGGCATCCGCTACCACCACGCCCGCAAGTGGTGCCGCTCCAAAGCCCGCGTCAGCAGCGGAACCCCACGCAAGCGACCGCCGACGCTGGCCGAAGTGATGGACGCGATCACTGGGTTCGTGGGCTTGGCTGGCGCGGTGGTGCCGATGTTCCGGGACTGAGTCTGTCTGCCTGATCGTTGCACGTCTAGCCTTTTGCGAAAAAAGATTACGAATAGTTACGAATTCACTTTACTCGCGTAAGCGTGGTTGTTACCTTTGAAGCATGGAAAACACGAACAACGAAGGGCGCAACGAGATGACCAGCGGATACACCGAGATCGCCAGCATCAACGTCGTGCTGCAGACCACCAAGGTCGCCCGCGCCTACGCAGAGGGTTTCGCCGCTGCCGTCGCCGGCCACAAGCTCCACGACTGCTACCCCATCACCGCCAAGGCCACCTACCGCCGCGCCTTCGGTGACGGCTACCACGACGCCACGACAGGCGGCCGCTTCGGCGCATGCGGGCCGGCGAGCGTGGTGCTGGGATGAAGATGGATACCCCTAGCTCTTGGGCCGATATATCCTTGATCTTCGTCCACAAGCGAGTAGACGCCGCAACTGGGCGACTTCATTCTTTCGCAAGAGATTCGGAGAAATATCTCAATTGCCCATGCACCCTGCCTATCTTGGCGGAGTTGGGGCTTCCGTATAGCCGCGATCTGTTCAGACTACGCGAAGCTATGATCGGCCTATGGGATGACCTCTACGCTGCAGCCGATGGCGCAGATCTCTGGAGTGACTGATGGGTGAGCATTCAGATCCTATCCTGGCCGAAATCAGAAGGCTGAGGGAAGACGAAGCGGCTCTGGTAGAAGTCCGAGCCGCGCTTCGCACGCCCCCCGGGGCCGACGTCGTACGCTCTGCAATTGCTGTGCGTGCCCTGGCTGATAAGCTGCTTCGGTCTAATAACGAGACGTCAGGGGCAGTCTGCGAGCGATGTAATACTGAAGCCTTCTACGAGTTTGTAAACGGCATCGGCCTATGTGGCCGGTGTTCTGGAGCGTGGAAATGACCACCCTACGTATCATCAACACCGCCGCAGTCCGCGCCCTTCGCGCCCGCCACGGCCACCACACCCAGCAGTGCATCGCCAACGCCATGGGCCTGCACCGCCCGCAGATCTCCGCGTGGGACCGTGACGGGTGGACGGACACGGCGATCGACCGGCTACTCCGCGCGCTCGACCTGACGCACGAGGACTTCATCCGAGAGCTGCGGCCGTAGCTCCCTATCGCCCCACCACAGCCAATCGTAGCCCTCCCGCGCATCCACGGGTACAATCGGAGCCAGCGGCCCACAGGGGCGCTCTCACGCGTGGAGGCACCCATGGACTTCGTCAACCGAATCCTCTTCAAGGTCACCGGCCGCAAGGTCGTGGTCTTCGTCGTCGCGTCAGCCTTCCTCGCTGCCGGCATCATCGAGCAGGAGCAGTGGATGTGGGTGGCGGTGGCTACGGGCGGATTCGTCTCGGTGGAGAAGTTCGCGGGGCTGCTGGGTGGCAAGGCAAAGTCCGATGCCTAACTGGACCGCCCCGCCCGGCTACGTCATCGACGAGGACACCCTCACCGACATCATCCCGGCGACGATAGAGACAGTGCGGGAGGCGACGAGGAAGATGCAGGAGGCCAGCGGCCATGGACCACGACGACAGGGACCGCGAGCCGGCGCATTCGAGCGACCCGGCCGAGTTGCGGCAGGTCATCCGGCAGCAGCAGGACGCCTTGAGGGAGGCGGAGTTCGAGCGGGAGAAATGGGAGTGGGAGCGTTCGGAGATCGCCAAAGCACTCAAGGCGGTGGCGGCGCACACGGAGTCAACGTCCGAGGCGCAGGCGAAGATCTTGAGGCTACTGGATGGGCTGATGGAGCACCGGGCGATCCTCGCTTCCCTGCCCTCCGAGATGCCGGGTACCACCTCGTCAGCTGGGATGCAGAGCCAGCCGTGGACGACGGACAAGTGGGCGCTACGAGTCCACGGCATGGACGGCAAGCAGGCGAAGTGGGTGGCGCTGGCGCTGCTCGCAGCGGCGATCCTGGGGCTGGCCGCGTATCAGTTGGGCTTCCGGCGCGAGGACTTCCCCCGTGGGCCTTCGCCCTCATCCTCGCTGGAGCTACCTACGGGCTCGTCATCGGGGCAGGACTGATCTTCGGCTGACCCCACCCCCGCGGCGAGCATGGGGCCGACGAGGGCGGGGGTCATGGGGGCGGCTCCTTGGCTCTGTAGTTATCGGTGCGCGGCAACCTGCTGCAGGTATCGCACTCACCGTAGGCTCCGGGTTCGTTGTCGCATTGGCACCCCTCGCACTCCACCGGCTCCTCTGGGAACAGCAACTCCATCAGGTGGGCGCGGGCGGATCGTGCCTTCCGATCGAGGTCGTCGCACGACGAATCAGGGGCATCCACAGCGTATACGCAGCCGCGATTGAACTCTGCTCGTACCAGTTCCTTCAGCGCCCCCTCGATCTCCCGCCTATCCATCGCAGCCTCCCGTGTCGTCGGCAGCCGGGGCGGGCAGTTGCCCCAGCGCCTCGCGTATCCGGTTGATGTCGATCCGTATCTGCACAGCGGTGTTCTTGTCCCACGGCCGCACGTCTTCAAAGTGTTTCTGCATCACAGGTAAAAGCGCTCGAACGCGCTCAACGGCACTCTCTGCCTCCTCAGCCCGCACCAACAAGGCCTTATGTGAGTCCCTGAGGTCTAACAACTCACGAAGCCAACCTACTAGTTGTCTATGCTCAACTGCGCACGAGCAATCTGGAACAGTGTCACGATAGCTGTCGGCAACTTGCTTAGCATGGTCGATAGCTTCGGATAGCAAGCCTTCACTCAGCACAAGCTCAGTCATGGCTTTCCTCGACCAGTGCCCACGGTTCTCGCCGAGACTTCCAGAATCTCGACATCGTTACGCGAGGGCCACCCGTCACCAGCCCTGCAGAAGGCATCGGCAGCCCTCCCCAGCTTAGCCAGCCGCTCCACCTTGGCCCGCAGCTTGGCGATCTCCGCATCCTGCATCGCTGCCCGGTTGCATGGTCCACACGTCCACGCCTCGGGGATGAGGTCGCCCTCACGGAGCGTGACGAGGGTCTCGCACCCCGGTGACGAGCAGTAGATCAGAAGGTCCCTCGGTGCCAGTCCAGATTCATGTAGCCGTTCGATGTCACCCATCATTGTCCTCCAGTGGCCTGGTTTCTTCGTAGGAAGCGCACGCCCACTCCTCCCAGCACGCTCGGCAGTTGCTTTCCGCTGGTGCGTACCTGCATCCGCCCGTGCTGTACGTGGGCGGGTGGCACCACGTCATCGCCAGGTAATCAAGCGCCTTGCCAAGCGCGTCTCGAAGCTCAGCGATCTCGGCCTCCTGAGACAGCCACGAGCGGAGAACGTCCTCGCTGCCCTCGTGCGTCAGGGCGCCGCCGTCCTGTACCATTTCCAGCTTCGCGTCGATGTCATCCCTCGTGAGTCCCATCAGTGTCCCTCTTCCTTGATCACGTTGGCTCGGTTGATCATGGGGATGACCCCTCTAGCACCTTCTTTTTGCATTTCGCGCACGGCATCGCCCAGCCGAACGGAAGCCAGCAGGCGCGCATCATTCGCCTTGTGTCTCTTGGTGTGTGACCGCAAAGCGAGGTATTCCCTTTCACGGCATGCAGCAGGTATCCGCCGTTTGCTCGTCTGGGTGCGTAGCCGGCCGCTCGAATTTCGGCCTTGAATTCGTCACAAGTCATCGCCATCTCCTCCAAGTGGCCCCTCCCCGGCACCAGCGCCGAGGAGGAGGCAGGGAGTCGGTTGCTGTTGAAGCTGCCAAGCACCGCCAGCGCCCGTCCTCCTTTCGTAATCGTCCCCCGGAGCAAGTAGCCAGGGCCAGCAGCGTGGGGAGGGGGTGGGCTCCGGCCTCACTTGCTGCTCGCACCGGGGGAGATGCTGTCATCGGCTCAGTTGCCTGAAGAGCGCGGCCTCCATCTGCTCCTCTGTGATGTCTGGGATCTCCTTGATCTTCGGTTCGCCGATGGTGGTCTTCCCGTCGCAGAGCTCCACCGTGGCCACGCACTCAGCGCTCTCGTAGTCGCCTCCCATGTGGACGCGGACGAACAGCGACGGTGCGATGACGCCGATGGTTCGTAGCGCATCGGCAACGTCCTCGGAATCGAAGCCGCGCTCGCCCAGGTTGCCCACCACGTCGATGACAGCCAGCCCCCAGTTTGGAAGGCCAGCCAGCCCACCGTTATGGAGCGGCCCCCACGATGGGTCCATGAAGATCGCTTCCAGATGGCGGCGCAGCGAGGGGACCTCACTTTCGATACAGTATCCCTCGATCCGAACTCGCGTCCAGTTGCCCATGGCTCCTCCAAAAAGTTCCCCGCACCGACCGGCCTCGGGGCCGATTCCACCACAGAGACGGACTAGGCGCGCAGCCGGTGCGGGGATACTCGTTGCCCTTGTGGGGCGAATGCTTGCGTAGTTGGTTCGTCCGTTCCCTGTGGCATGCCTAACCCTACCCCACCTCGCCGCCCGCTGTAAAGGCTCAAGCGAACCCCGGCCCCTGGCTCACCAGCACCCACACGCCCTTCCACTGCCTCTGGTACTCGGCGGCGTAGAGCGGTGCGTGGAAGTAGATCCGCCAGTCGTGATCGGGATCAGCGCAGGCGAGATTCTCCACCTCCTGGACGGTGGGGAAGTCCTCGTAGTCGTCGGCCTGGCTCTCCTCCCAAAGCGGCTCACCGTCGCGGCTGTAGCCGGCCTGGCCGAAGCCCACGGCTATGTGCCGGGTCATGGGTAGCTCCGAGCGCGGGCCCACTACGGCGGGTAGGCGTGTCCAGTTGTTCGTCCACTTCATCGAATCAACTCCCCCGGCTCCCGCTTCCTCGTGGGCCTGGTGGTGTCCACGTCGCCGCGCTCGAGGGCGGTGCGGCCGCGGGTGCGGGCTTCCTCGATGGAGATGGGCGGCGCTGGCTTCGGTGCTCTCTTCGGACGCCTGACGCGCTTCACCTTCACGGGCTTGCGGGAGACGCGCCTGGACGGCCGTTCCCTCATACTCGCCCGCAGTTCATCCTCCCGCGCTCGCTGCTCCCTGATCGCCTTCAGCCGCTTCGCGCGCTTGGCCTGCGCCTTGTACCTCCTGCGCTGCTCCCGGAAGATGCGGTCGAGCGCGGTTGCCACTCCCGTCCAGTCAACGGCGGGCATTGGTCACCACCTCGTCGAGAGAGCGGGGAGCGGGGAACACCTTGAAGTTGAAGACCTCGCCGCCGGGGAGCTCGATCCCGGGGTGGTCCAGGTACGGCGGATCCTCGGTGGTCAGCGAGTTGTCCGCGAGGTAGCGCCAGCGGACCATGGCCAGTGCCGCCTTTGCCGCGTCCTCCCGCGTGGGCCCGTACCCGATCCCGCATCGGCACACCGCGCAGAACTGGCCGGTGACGAAGTGCGAGGGGTAGACGTGGGATCGAGGCTGCATCCTGAGCAGCTCGGCCTCTGCTGGACCCGGCCCGGTCGCCGCCTTTTTTTCTCCGCTTCCCTTTATCCAGTCGATCTGAGTCATGGGATCCGGATCCTCTCTCGGGGCTTTGGCCCTCAGGAGCGCAAGCCGAGCTTACGCGCAATCTCACCCCACCCTTCCTTCAGTAGAAAGGGGAATGTCTCCGTAGGCTAGGAGGGCGCGGGGGCGACCAGGGCGGAATGTCTCCGTAGAAAAGACCCCGTCGCTTTCTGGGACCCCCGGCCAATCATTGGCCCCCTTCCTTCTGCCGGTCGCCATCAAAGCCCCCGGCAAGTGTGGGCGGTCCCTCGCGTGTCCGCCTCCTATCCCTCCATGCGCCGTGTACGGGTCGGCGTTCCCTGATGCGCAGGGTGGACGTGCGGGCGAGTATTCAGTTTTCAGGAGAGGCGTCTGGGTTGACAGGACCAGCAGGACTGCTAGCCTTGGATCACTTACTCGCCTCTCGCGCCACCTGTATTCCCGACTACCAATCGGGTGGGTGGCGCGAGATCGATCCTACCCTCCCGCTCCCCCTCGGTAAACCCCCTCCCGAGAATTCCCAGGCAGTGGGGCCACGTCATCCCCTCGAAAAAAACCGCGCCCCCTGAACGCTGTACGTCTATGCCGTGGCGAGAAAACTTACACGCCATGAGAAACAAGCCTTTACGTCCTAGCGTATAGCTGTTATCTTTTGAACATGGACGACGGACGAACCAACGAGGAGACCGACATGAGCGCCGAAACCAACGACATCCGCAGCATCGTCAAATGGCAGACAATGGCCTCCGCGATTCGGACGAGCCGACGCATCTTCATGGAGAGAATCCGCACTCCGGAATTCATGCACCCCGACTGCAGCACCTGCAAACTGCACGGCCGCGACGGACTGGCGAACTACTACTTCCGGCCCTTCGGACGAAACGAAGCGTTCATTTTCGCCTGTGACCACCACGCGAGCATGGCTCTTCGGGCGTACTCCAACTAGCGCTACATGCCCCCACGGGGGCACAGGGAGACCGCGGACATGACCATCGCCGACGCCATCCAGGAATCCATCAATGACCGCGCCCTCCCCTTCCCCGTCACCGCCTCACAGGGAGCTGGTGAGTTCATCACCATGACCATCCGAGTCCGCGTCAGCGGGCGCGAAAGCGCCGAGTCCGTCTCCTTCCCCATGCCCCGAGACCCGGTCCTCCTCGACGGCATGAACAAGGCCCTCGACGTAATGGTCACCAAGGGCAACCTGGCCCAGCACATGGGAATGGAGGTCCTCTAGTGGGCGTCGCGGCCTACAACCGCGGCAGCGCGGTGATCTCGCGTCAGATCCAGCGAGACCTCGGACACGCCGACCCATCCGAGTACAAGCCAGAGCCGCGCCCATCTGACTGGGGAAGCAAGACGCGAGCGAAGGCCGACAAGCGCGCGGCCGGAATTCTTCACTACTGGACGGTCCTTCGAGGACGCCAGCCGATGAGCCGCGAAGACCTCGTGGACATGATCCAACAGGGCATCGGATGCGGTCGAAAGACGGCCGAGGCCGCAGCAACGAAAGCACTGGAGATCCGATGACCACCTACCGCCAAGCCACGACCCTCGCCATCCGTGTCCTGATGACCCGCCAAGGCGTCACAGGCCGAGCCATCGCCGAGCACCTGGACGTGGCCGAGACCAACGTCTCGCAGTGGTTGAGCAAGCGCACGGACGGAATCCCGCAGGCCCGCGTCGAGGACATCCGCAGGTTCCTCGGTGTGAGCAACGAGGACATCGCCCGCGAGATACGGTAGAGCCCACCCCACCCCTCCCCCCTGACGCCTCCCCGCCCCCAGCCACGCCCTCACCCACGTAGCCCCCTCACGCCCCGCACACGCGCTCTGAGGGATTGCAAGGGGACAGGGGATTCGATACGATGTCCGTGCTGTGGCAAGCAACCAACACCTTCAAGCGCACGTCCCCGGGATCTTGTCTCGCCACAGCCTGGGTTCTGTGGGCGTGCGTGAGGTGGGTATGAAGCCGTACTACGAGGACGGGGCGGTGTGGCGTGGGAGATGAGATGTGGACGCGGATCATCATTGACGATCCAGAACCGTCACCTTGGCCGAGCGACGATCGCGCATGGGACGGCGTATTGGTCGTTACGGGTGGGCTGGATTCTCCGACGCAAGCCGACGTTTTGGCTCACTGGGGGCGGCAGGGGGTGCCGATCGATGACGCGCACGAGTTACTGAGACGGGCGGAGAGTAACGTGGTTATCAAGGTTGTGAATCTGTTTGGACTCGGTGAGTGCGAATGCGCGCGGCGCTACGCCCTTACAGATCGGGCTGTGCAGGACGCCGCCGCCAAGGCGTACCCGCGCCCGCTGGGTGGGCGGGAATGACCCCCTACTACCAGGACGACGCGGTCACGATCTACCACGGCGACTGCCGCGAGATCCTGCCGACGCTGGAGCCGGTGGATCTGGTGCTGACGGACCCGCCGTTCGGCAAGGGCTACCACGACGGAGGCGTGTCGAATCTCAAGTCTGAGAAGTGGGAGTCCAGCCGCGAAACCGTGACGTGGAGCGCAATCGAGGGCGACCGCAAGCCAGACACGTCCAGCTTGCTGGAACTGTTCAGGCTTCTGCGCGAGGGCGGGTGCTGCTATCTCTTTTCACAGTGGATGGTCGAGCCCGCATGGCTGGCAGCGCTCGACGATGCTGGATTCAGCGTCCGCAATCGGCTGGTGTGGGTGAAGCCGAATCAAACCTCGGGCGACCTGAAGACCACCTACGGGCCGCAGCACGAGACGATCTACTACGCCACCAAGGGGCGCCACGAACTGCGAGGACGGCGAGACGGCGACGTATGGGTGGAGTCGTTCGGCTCGGATGGATGCTTCCGCAAGGGCAAGCAACACCCGACAGAGAAGCCGATCCCGCTGCTGTCGTGGCTCGTGAGCAAGTCGAGCGACGTGGGCGCTCTCGTGCTGGACCCGTTCGCAGGCTCCGGAACCACGCTACGAGCAGCGAAAGACCTCGGACGCAAGGCCATCGGGATCGAGATCGAAGAACGCTACTGCGAGATCGCGGCGAAGCGGATGGCGCAAGAGGTGCTGTTCGGTTGACCCTCACCCACCGCACCCCCATCCGCGAATCCGACGGCGCCGAGTTCCCGGCCTGATCGCGTTGCGTCTCTCTACTGCGAAAAAAGTTCGCCCTTGAGGTAAATTCCGGTTGTAAAGTCGAGCGGCTGGTTATAGAGTGGGTCTCAGCCACGGAGACACCATGACGAACCGCACCGAGACCTCCCCCAAATCCACATCCACTGCCGACTACCTGCAGAAGGAATATCAAGGGTTGCTCGCGCAGCTTCACGCCGTCGCGCAGAGCATGAAGATCGCCCGTGACGCCGGGTTCGCCGACAGCGACATGATGCGCTACGTGGACCAGGCCATCGCGCTGGGCGTGGACGCTGACGGGGCGTTCGATCAACTCACTGACGCACTGTGCGCTGACTGATGGGCGGCTTCACACCATCGCCAGGGAACAAGAAACGCTGGGACGAAATCCAGCGAACTCGACCGACGACAGCGGCTCAACGGGCAGACGCCATCGCGAAGCAGATCGACGCCCTGTTTGATGATCTGTACGACGAAGTCGAAGGGACGGAGATGGAGACCGTTGCGTCGGAGTCGATAGAAATGTTCGAGCGATTCACGGCAGTTCTTGCCGACGTGCTGGAGGACTAGACCGTGACAACCCAATCCCCCCTCGACTTCACCCCCCGCGCTGTGCTCATGGCCGTCACCGACATCTACCCCACGCGCTACACGGCGTTCGACAGCCCCCGCACCCTGGTGGAGTTCAAGCCCGTGGACGGCAAGCTGCGCCACTGCCTGCCCGACAGCCCCCCGCGCCCCGTCACCGACTTCCTCATCGGCTCCAACCAAGGCGAGCTCGCCGTGTACTCGGACCCCGCCCGCAAGCTGTACTGCGAGGTCTACGGCAACCACACGGGCCGGTACTTCACGCGCTGTGACCTGGGCAACGTGGGAGCCGTGCGCCACTACACCACCTACGCCCGGGCGCTGTCCCTGGCGAAACGATTCATCGAGGCCGGCACGCTGGACGTGCTGCCGGCGAGGAGAGACTCGTGAGCGACCACATCATGCGGGAAGTTTCAAAGGATGCTTTCTACGCTGCGGTGAAGAACCTGAATGTACATCCGAGGCACATCGGGTCGTACCCGTACACCGCGATCTTCGAGATACAAGACGGAAGCCGCGCCGAGGTTGGTCGCATAGTGCCCGATTCCGAGTCGATGCCTGGACTTCGGTACAGGTATCTCTTGAACGATGCCCGGCGCATCACGCGCCAGGAGGGACCGAACCGATGACCATCAAGAAACCGAGAAACAGCGATTGGTTCCATGACTGGACAACTCTCCACTTCAGCGGCCCGAACAACAGCACGTTGTTCTCGGACTGCTGCGGGTCCGCAGTGTGCGATAGCGAGAGCCGTTGTCCGTCATGCGGACGAGAGGTTCGACCGCAAACCCCCCGCGGTCGCTTCACGGAAGCCATGAGGGCGTGGAGGGGCGGCCGATGACCATCACCCCCAACGACCTCACCCAGATCCGCGAAGCCTTCACCGACGAAGCTGGCGAGTGCCTCACCACCGAGGATCTCCACCTCCACCACGATCCCGGCGATGTCACCTACGACGGCCCCTGCGGCGTCCAGACGGAGCGCGGGCTGTACCCCAGCACCTGGAGCGAGGGTAGCGGGCGCATCGTCGTCCAGTGGCCGCAGGAGGCGCCTGTGAGCGTGCAGGAGTTGGAGGGCTTGATCTTCGATAGCCCCGCGCCGCTGGTCGGCTTCCACGACGGCGACGAGTACGACGGCGACTTCCTGATCTACTGCCGCATCGAGCAGGCGTGCGTGGACTTCTACCCGGGGCACCCCGATGGGGCGTGGCACGTAACCGCCGTGTTCGAGTGGGAAGGGGGCACGCTGTGATCCGCTCCACCATACAGGACGGCTTCGAGGACGCCGTGGCCATCGCCGTACCTCGGGACCGCGCAGGCCCGCAGCAGATGGGCGGCTCCATGGTGCTGCAGTGCGCGACCCCGCAGGCCCGAGGGTCCGTGGACGTGGACACGGACCTTGAGGTGCAGCAGTTGAGCTACCGCGCCCACGGCACCGTCTCCAACTTCGGCGTCGAGATGCGAACCACCGGGGGCGTGACCATCGCCCACGTGACGGCGCATGTGGACTGGTACTACGAGGAGCTTCGATGACTGACACCTTCACGATCCGCATCACGAACGACGGGCTTCCTACCATCGACGGCTGGAACGCGTCACCGCTGGCAATTGAGAAGGCCATCGACATCGTGCAGCAAGTCGAGACTGACGGACGCGTAACCTACCGCCTCCCATCGCCACGCAAGATCCAGTTGACCAGGGAGATCGCGGAGGCCCTGGAGGATGTTGCGAAGAGGGGGCTGCGATGAGGCCCCTCACCGACATCGCCCTGGCCATCCTCGACGCCACAGGCTGCGGCGAGACCGTGGCGGTGACGTGCGCGCACTTCGCCCGCAAGGGCCAATACAAGGTCGCTACGGGCGTCCTGATTAAATCAACTCCGCTGAGCTACGACGCGGCTATGGCCATCGTGCGGGCGGCAACAGACACAGAGCCGGCGACGGCGGAAGGGTAGAGGGATGGATTGGGAACAGAAGCTAGAGGCCATGCAGGCGCTCTGTGAGTGCTCGCTGAAGATGCGCTGCCCAGGAAACTGGTACGTCGAGACGCGAAAAAGGGAGGTCGGCGGCGACGGGCTGCTGTCCAGCACATACGGCAATGGCAGCACGCCACAGAAGGCAGTGGAGGACGACTGGCGACGGTTGGTCGAGGAGCTACCGCCTGCCTCATACATCGTCCTCGACCCACACGAGGAGCCGCGCAAGACGTATCGGTGGAACGGCTACAGGTGGGCGGAGCGGGTGTTGTCATGACGGCTCCAATCTGCCCGAGGCTGGCTCCGGTCATCCACAACGAGAGCGTCCAAAGCGACTACGGAGTGTGGGACCTGCAGGCGCCTGAGTATCCCCGTTGCCAGGGCTCCGCCTGCGTGCTGTGGGTGGCCGAGATGGATCGCGTCCATCCAGCGAACGATACGTATCTTCCGGGGCTGTGCCCAGAGTGGCCGCTGCCGCGCAAGATGTCGCCCACGGGCCGCGGTGTCTGCCGCGATAACATGCGCCGCGAGCCCTGGCCCGACCCCGCGAAGGAGACCACGTCATGACCCCCACCAAGCGCCTCGGCCGACCCCCAACACCAGGTCCCCGCAACCTGCGCGTCTACCGCGTCAGGGGACGCAAGCACGCCATGGGCCCCATCGTCTACGAGGACCCGACCGAGTGGGTGGTGCCCGACATCAAGGGCGCGATCCTCGACGTGATGCTGCTCAGCAAGTTCAAGAAGCTCGCCAAGTGGAACAGGCGCCACGACGAGGTGATGCACGTGGATTGCCAGGGGCTCACCGAGAAGGAGCTGCGCGACACCGCGCAAATCCTGGGCATGTCCATTGCGATAAAAGCCCCGTTGCCCGGGTAAATGATCTATACTGGCTTCGCCACGGAGACGCGACATGACCACACTGACCACCCAAGGACTCGTCGAAGCGATCCTACGCACCCCCGAAGCCCGCGGCTGGAAGTCGCTGCGGGTCACCGGCTCCAGCATGGGGCAGTTCGTCGAGATCGGGGAGTTCTTCTGGAAGCTGGGCATGGACTACACGGTCACGCCGTACAAGGCACGCAGGTATGACATCCACATGGCCTGGACGCCGGAGCAGTATCGGCGCCTGGTGGCCATCCACCTACACACCACCAAGGAGACGAGATGAGCATGTTCGACGACGACAAAGGCAACGAGCCGATCGCCAACGTGAAGGACACCAAGCCCCCCAAGGCCAAGGCGTCGAAGCCCAAGCCGAAGCGTGGCCAGCAGCCGCCCCCGGAGGTGAAGCTGCCCGGGGACAGGGAGGAGGAGGTGCCGCACCCCAGCACTCAGGAGAAGCCGCGGGGCTACGTGTGGGAGGGCCACGTCGAGGAGCCGGCCGCACCCACTGGCCCAGCAGCCGCAGCCCTGGCCGTCATGAACGGAGGCGCCCTGCAGCCCAGCACCATCTCCAGCGCCGAGGTGGACATGCAGGTGCGGACCGCGAAGACCTACCCCCGGCATCTCAAGCAGGTGCTCGACCAGGCGTGCTCCCTGGCCACCGTGGACGAGATCAGCGCGGAGGGCTGCATCTACTCCTACAGTCGCGGGGGCAAGGACATCGTGGGGCCCAGCGTGCGCATGGCCGAGATCATGGCCACGTCGTGGGGGAACCTGCGGTGCGAGACTCAGATCTGCGAGGCTGGCCCGCGGCAGATCGAGGCCATCGGAACGGTTTGGGACATGCAAGCCAACGTCCTGATGCGCTCCTCGGTGAAGCGGTCGATCATGACCAAGGGCGGGAGCCGATTCAACGACGACATGATCACCGTCACGGGCAACGCTGCCGCGTCCATCGCGCTGCGCAACGCCATCTTCCGGGTGATCCCACGGTCCGTGGTTCGCATCGCCTACAGCGCTGCCAGGGAGGTCGCGGTGGGCAACCTCCAGAGCATCGCCGAGCGGCGCGAGCGGGTGTTCGGCGTCTTCGCCACGATGAACATCTCCAAGGATCGGGTGCTGGCACGTCTGGGGATCACCGACGAGAGGGAGATCATGATCGAACACCTTGAGGTGCTGACCGGCCTGCGCACGAAGCTCCGCGAGGGCAACGTGATGGTCGAGAGCGAGTTCCCCGAGGTGAAGTCCGACACCAAGGATCAGGACTGATGCGCGCGTCCTCCGCCAACCTCGGCCGCAAGTGCGGACTGTACCCGGTGCTCGCCGACCAGGGCCTGACGCGGAGTACGGCAGCCACGAAGGCGGGTACTGACTTCCATGCCATCGCCGCTGCCGAGTTGGTGGGGGATCCGTGGCCTGATGTTGAGAGCGAGGACGCCGTCGAGGACGCCAGGCTGTGGGCCCCGTGGTGGGCCAGCCTGGGCCTCGGTGCTCCCACCGTCGTCGAGTACGCCATGGAGGCCACCATCGGGGGCGTGTTCATCACGGGCCACGCTGACGCCATCTGGGACGACCCCGCCGCCGACATGGTGGTGGTGGTGGACTGGAAGCGCGTGGCTTGGGCGTGGGGCTACCCCGACATCGAGGAAGACCTTCAGTTGCTCACCTACGGGGAGATGGCTCGCCGCGACTTCGGGCGCTCCCGGGCTGTGGTGATGCGCGTGCACGTGCCGGCGCTGGAGCCGTTCCAGTGCGTGCTCGACGACGACCGCGCGCAGTGGCTGGGCCAGCAGCTCGCCGCCATCGACAACGACCCCACGGCGAAGACCGCGCCGTACTGTACGGGGTGCCTCGCTCGCCATGCCTGCGAGCCCTACCAGGCAGGCGGCCACCAGTTGGTCGCCATGCGGAACATGGAGATCGTCCTCACCGACGAGACGGCCGGTGAGATAGCTGTGCAGCTGGGTGGCGCTGAGGAGCTGCTGGGGCGTGTCCGCGAGGCACTGAAGGACCACGTGCGCAACGGCGGCGCGGTGTCCCGTGGCGGTCAGGTGTGGCGCCCAACAGCCGTGAAGACAGACCGTGTCGTGGATGCTGGCGCCGTAGTCGAGTACCTGGATCCACACATGGACGGCCTCGCATCGAAGTCGACCAAGGCGACGATGACCAAGAAGTCCCTGGTGAAGGCGTGCGAGTGCTGGGGAATCCCGGTGGACGACGCGCTGAAGGATCTGCGTGAGAGCGGCGCCGTCAAGCAGAGCCAGTCCGAGACCTGGAAATGGAGGGGGAAGCGATGACCAACTACAGGAACGAAACGAAGGAGAGGGAAACCACATGAAAATCAAGAGTATCAACGCCGACATCTTCGGCCAGAAGTTCGCACTGGAGCCCACGTCCCCGGTGGTCGTCATCACGGGGGGGAATGCGAAAGGAAAAACGACCCTACTCCGCGTCCCCGAACTCGCCGTCCGCGAGGGTGGCCGCACCCCCTTCGTCCGCGTGGGCAAGAAGCCCCAGGACTTCGTCGCGGAGATGGTGCTGGAGGCCAACGGCAAGGACGCCGCCGTGCGCCGCGAGGTGCGCAAGGGCAAGCACACGCTGGCCATCAAGGGCGAGCCCATCAACGTGGACAAGGGCCAAGGCGTACTTGACGCCACGCTGGGTGAGGCCTTCGCCTTCGAGCCCAAGAAGATGCTGGCGATGACCGCGGCCGCGCAGCTCAAGTGGCTCCAGGACAACGTGCTGGGCGCTGGCACCGAGGACCTGGCGCCGAAGCTCGCCGACTACAAGAAGCGGCTGGGCAAGCTGTACATCACCATCCCCGACACCGTGAACGCGGACGGCCTGCGTGCCCTGGTCAAGGAGATCATGGGCGCCCACAAGGACCACGACCGCGACGTCAAGCGCCTGGCCGGCGAGGTGGAGCACGGAGCCCCCAGCGACGACGCGCCAGATGGTGACCCCGATGCCCTGGCCGCGAAGCTGACCGAACTGGCTACGGAGATCGAGGATGTGCAACGCCAGCGCGGTGCAGCCGATGGCGCCAAGGATGCCGTCGCCAAGCTGCAGGCGAGCATCCAGGAGCGGGAGACCGCCATCCAGCAGGCCGAGGGTGCGGACCCCGACGCCGTGGTGACCAAGTGGGAGCATGCCACCAACGAGGCGCAGCAACTCCAGGCCGATGCAGAGGAGGCCGCGACCACAGCGCAGGCGGAGTGTGAGGAAGCCAGAAGGGCGATGGAGGTAGCCAAGAAGAAGGCGCAGAAGGCGAGCGAGGCATCCATGCGCGCGCGGGCCAAGGCCACGGAGATCGAGCGCGAGGCCGCAGTGGACATTCAGGCAGCCACCCAGGCCAAGGAACTCGCCGACAACGCCGCCTCTGAACTCCAGCAGCTCCGCACCGACCTCGACACCATCGACAGCGACGTGGACGTGGAGGCGCTGGACAACACGCTGCTGGGACTGCGCACCGAACGCACCACGACGCAGGCGAGCATCACCGCCATCGAGACCCACGCCGATGCCAGGGCCGTACACCGTGGCCACGTGGACGACCACAAGCGCGCCATCGCGATGCGGACCATGGCCCACGAGCTGGGCAAGGAGCTGGGCCCCAAGGGTCTCCTGGGCGAGGCGCTGGCCTCCACGTTCGGCGAACTGGTCACCGCCATCAACGAGACGCTCACCCCGGTCATCGGGTGCGAGGTGTGGATGGACTCCAGCGACGGCTTCGCCTGGGGCATCGTCAAGGACGGCAAGCGCATCCCGATCCACACGGCCAGCGAGAGCGAGCAGATGGCGACGTTCGCGGATTTTGCGATCGCAGTGAGAAATAAGCTGGGGGGCTGGCGCTTCCTGGCGATCGATGGAATCGAAGTCATGGAAGCTACCCGGCGCACCGCGTTCGTGGAGTCCATGGTGGCCGCGTGTGAGGCTGGCTTGCTCGACGGCTGCTGGCTCGCGTCCGTCACCAACGTGATCAAGGTGCTTGAGGACGGTTCCGAGCTGCTGGACTGGACGCCGCCCGCGGGTTGCCACCACGTGCAGATGGGTGGTGAATCATGAGCCGTAGCATCTGGAAGTTCGTGCTGCCCGTGAAGGACGGCGACATCATCATCAACATGCCTGAGCACGCGATCCTGATGGAGGCTCGTGAGCAGCACGGGAAGGTCTGCGTATGGGCTGTGGTGAAGCCCGCTCACCCGATGGTCCCGCATCGCTTCCGCATCTACGGGACGGGGCCGTTCCCCGAGGACATGCGCCACGCTGACTTCCTGGGAGCTGCCCACCTCCTCGACGGGAGGCTCGTGTGGCACGTCTTCGACCTTGGTGAGGTGACGTCGTGACCACCCCCGACGACCGTGAGGTGTTCGACGCCGTGTTCGACATGGAAGCCATACAGGCTGGCGCCTTCGAGGGCCTGTGCGACTGGCTGCAGGCGAACAAGAACCCCGAGGAGGTGTTCGAGGAAGAGGAGGAGTTGGCAGGCTGGGCACGCCGTCGCGCATCAGACTTCCTTGGTGTCGAGGAGGTGTTCAGCGAAGCCGACCTGCACGAGTGGGCCAAGGATGAGGGCTACGTGATGGAGGGGTCGTGAGCATCGACGACGGGTGGAGCGCATACGGAGAGACGCGAACGGCGTTCATCAAGGGCCGCCGCCTCACATTCAGAGAGGCAGATGTCCTGGTGGCCATCGACCTTCGTGACGAAGAGATCAACAAGCTGCGAGGCGAGATCAGGGACGGCATCCTCGAAGCCCACGACGACGAGATGGAGCGCGCCGACCTCGCAGAGGCCGAAGTCGCCGAACTCCGAGACCGCGAGAACTCCGCCCGTGACGAGGTGCGTGACCTGCGCGTCCTGGCCTTCTGTGCCCAGGAGTCGTGGAAGGACTGGCGCGCGAAGGCCCGCGAGATGGCGAAGGTGGCCAGGTACTACCGCGCGCAGGCGGAGCTATGGCAGCGCCACTGGTGCGCCGAGAACGAGAACCTGGACCGCGTGATCGCCTCGTTCTACGGCAAGCCCACGGGCGACACGCTGCACATCACCGACGGCGGGCCGTGCTGGTGTGAGCCGGAGACCAAGGAGGTCGAGGGAGGCACGGTCGTGATCCACAGGGACATCAAGGAAGAGGGGCACTGAGGTGCCCGCCACCCTCCTCGCGCCCCTGGCCCACGGAGCCGCCGTCTTGGTCTTCGTGTGCCTGCTGGCGCTGGGCCTGGACGTGATCATTGACCTGATACGAAACCGGGGCCGATGAGCCCCAGGGAGCCGACATGAACCCCCTGATAGTCGTAGACGTAGAGACCACCGGCCTACCCGGCAAGACCCCGCCCGAACTCCTGCGCATCGTCGAGGTGGGCGCCGCGTTCGTGGATGAGCACGGGGACATCCGCCGCACCTTTGGCGAGATCGTGAGCCCCGGCGCCGAGATCGCCGAGCACCCCAAGGTGCAGGATGCGCTGGCGATCTCCGGGCTCACGCCCGAGTTGCTGGTGGAGCGGGGGCGGACTGAGGTCCGGGTGGCCAAGGAGTTCCTGTGCTGGGTGGAGTCGCTACCGGGCCCACGTCCCCACGCAACGGCGTACAACCGCGACTTCGATATGGGCATGCTCAGCGACGGCCCGTGGCGCCTGGCGCTGTCTGGTGTGCCCCTGGCGCCCTGCCTGATGCTGGAGTCCCTGAAGGCCATGGTCGAGCACGGGGGCCCGCTGGTGCAGAAGCCGTGGGCCAAGGGCGATCCCCCGCCGGCCCTGGAGTTGCTGGAGTCGGGCGCGGAGGGCGACTGGTACAAGTGGCCACGGGCTGACGAGACGATCCCCTGGCTCCGCGAGCGCGGGCACTACATCCCGGCGCTGCGAGAGCACCGGGCGCTGGATGACGCCGTGATGGAGGCGTGGGTGGCGGTGGCGTTGGGGAAGGAGGGGCGGTCGTGAGGACGCCTCCTTGGACGCTCGACAGGGACAAGATCGCTGAACTGTTGCCAGAATGGAAAGTGTTCGGCGAGGGCCACATCGTCGCACGCTCACCGGACGGCATCACCACCGCGCGGTTCCAGCA